ATGCGATTCAATAAAGTGAAAGCTAAAACGGCGCTTTTGGTCACGGGCAAGACCCAATGCGAGATTGCCGAAAGCCTTGAGTTGTCCCGCCGTTGGGTGAACGCTGCACTCAACGGCGAAAAGAACATCAGTGAGAAAGTGGCACGCCGCATCGCCGCCGCTCTGGGCGTGTCCGTGGACGATTTGAAGGAGGACTAAACCATGTATCAATATTTTCACAAGCTCCGCGTCCGGTTCGCAGAACTGGAAATGAAGCAGGGCGAAGTAGCCAAGCGCGCCAACATGGCCGAAAGCACCTTGACTGCCCGCATGACTGGCCGTTTGCCGTGGAACGGGGACGAGATTGCCCGTGTTGCCAAGGCGCTGGACATCCCCACCGACCAAATCGGCACGTTCTTCTTTGAGGACGCGCCCAAGGAATACCGGAAAAAGGTAGGGTGATAGGGTGGCCCGGAAATATTTTCCGTTCTACTTCACGTTTTACGAGACTGCCCAGACCATGCCGCCGAAACTCCGCGCTGTATTCTATGAAGCTCTTATAGAGTACGGAACCACCGGCACAGAGCCAACTCTTCCAAAGAGTATTGCAGGGTACTGGCCGTTAGTCAAGCCTATGTTGGACGCCGCCAAGTCACATTATGAAGCCGGTACAAACGGCGGCAGACCGTCAAAAAGTGATTCTTTTGGTTTTCCTGATTCTATAACCAATGGTTCATATAAGGAGAAGGAGAAAGAAAAGGATAATGAGAAGGATACCGGAAAAGAAAATCATCAGCGCCCGACCACGCCGCCTGCCGCCTGTGCGCCCCAGAATGGCGCTGGCGGCGGCATGGCAGCGCTAAATAGTAGTTTAGACAATGGCGACCGGGACGCGGCAACGGATGAAGCAAGACGGATATTTTTTGAAAAGATGCAACAGCGCACGGCGTGGCCCGCCGCAGAAGCGGCCCCGCCTGACGCTGAAAAGGAGGAGGGATAAGCAATGGATAACCCGGAAAAAGCATGGCAGGAGCTGAACGAGCAGCGCAGACGAGAGTATAACCACCCTGAGGGAAGCGCCTGCCCTGTCTGCAATGGCAGCGGCCACGTTATGAAAATCTGGTCTGACAGCGAGTATTATCATGGTCTGCTGACCATCTGCCCGGAATGCGGCACTGTCCGCCTGAAAGAGGACGATACCCGCAGAGCAGGCAATGCGCCCCGGTACGGCGATTACATCGACATGACCGACTGGCAGCGGGAGCTGCACCGGAAAGCCTGCGCATTTGCCCAGCACCCGGAAGGGGTGTTTTACATCGGCGGTCAGACCGCCACCGGAAAAAGCCACCTGTGCAGCAAAATTTACTATCACCTGATGGCAAACAATTGCAGCGGCCTGAACTACCAGCCGTGGAAATCGTTTGCCCGGCGCAGCTCCAAAGACTGGCAACTGATCGAGACGGCCAAGGGTTGCAACGTGCTGTGGCTGGATAGCTTTCTGGACGTTGTAAGCAGCCGCGGCACGCCCACGGCTACGGACCTTGACAAGGCGCTTGAAGTGATCGATGCACGGTGCAGCGCCGGGAAGATCACCATTATTTCCAGCTGCTGGACACCGGAACGGCTGGAAGATATCGCGCCCCAGATCGCAAGCCGCATTGAACAGGCCAGCGGCGGCGGGCGGTATTTCCTTGCGGTGCCAGATGGCCGGGAAAACCGGTGGAAGCGTACCGCCTGACCGCTCAAAATTGAGCGCGTTGCATATTTTTAGCGTGCCCTTAGGGCACAGAAAGGAATTTACCATGAATGCATTTATCAGCACTGACCGCGACACCATCCTTGAACGCCTGCAGGGCGAGAAGCTGTTGAACATCGTGCCCGATGAACTGGGCAATGTGCTGCTGGTGTTTGAAAGCGCATACCCAGATGCATCCGACCTGCTGGCCGTGAAGCCCGGCGGCAAGCTCATTGCAACGCTGGCTTGTGACAGCGACGACGACGCAAAGCCTGTGGAGGACTGCCCCCTTGATGCTACCCCCTGCACTGGAAACTGCCCTGACACCACTTACCCGCGCCACCTGTAAGCCCCTACATGACCGCATAAAGAAAGCCGCTCACACTGTACCAGCAGCGTGGGCGGCAGATGGGCGGTAAAGTTTCCAGACAATACCGCCCCCATTATATCAAAAATGGAGGATTTTACAATGCTTGGTTACACTGCGTATCAATTTTCTATCGTGGGCCCGTTCGCTCTGGTCTGTTTCTTTGGTGCCGCTGTGATGTGGTTCAGCGGCATCCGGTGAGGGGGTGGGCCGCATGACAAGGCAAGATTACATCAACGCCATTCTGAAACTGCTGGAAAAAGCCGATTTCCGCCAGCTTCGGCTTGTGTGGGTGCACGCAAGCCACCTGATTGAGAAAGAAGGTGCATCGGCATGAGCGAACGTCGAACCGCCAGCGCGCTGGCATACCTGCACCCGGATTTCTGCTTTATCATGAATGATGATAGCATGGAATGCGCCGGCATCCGCGCCGGGGACATCGTGGCCTTTACTGCCTGCGACCACGCAGAAGACAGCCAGATCGTGGCCGTGCAGACGGACAGTGCCGTGCTGCTGCTTCGCCAGATCTGCAACGGTGAACTGCTGGCAGATGCGCCGCGCAACCGGCGGGAGCATGTTATTCGCTTCGACGAGCTGTCCGGCGCGAAGATCATCGGCAAAGCCGTGGAAGTCCGGCATATTTTTGAATGGGCAAAGAAAGGAACCGACAATGAAGAGGAATGACTTGCGAGCAATGGGGCTGACCCCCGACCAGATCGACACCATCATGACCATGAACGGCGCGGATATCAACCGCGAGAAGGCAAAGGTCGGTCAGCAGACCGACAAAGAGGTGCAGCGCCTGCGGGAATCCTGCATCACCCTGCTGGATCTGCTGGACGACCCGGAAGCCGTGCGCGGCATCCTGCTGCACGCTTCCCGCCTGTACTGTGAGCAGGAGCGCAGGAAGCCGCAGGAGGGCCAGCAGTGAAGGTGAAGATAACTTACACCCCAGAGCAGGAAAACGCCGCACAGGCCACGCTGAACGCCCTGCGCGCAATGTTTCCGGCGGCAAGAGTACATGAAAGCGCGAAGAAAGCCGGGGTTTCTGCCGTGTTTCTGACCGTTACAAAACCGGAAAAGCCGCATAACACCAAGTAAAACAGTTGACTATCCCCCGGGCAAGCGGTATAATAAACCTATAAGGCATAGAGTACCGCCGGGCTGACCGGTTAGCTGTAGAGCGCAGGGAAAAGCAAGCACGCTTTTCTTTGCGCTCTTTTTTGTTTATATTCTCCGCATTTGCGGAGGTGCTCCAAGGGAAAACGCTTCGAGCGGTTCCCTGTGTCTATTTTCCCTGCATTGGCAGGGGCATCACTGTAACGGCCGCAGGCATCAGGCCGGGAAAGGAAATCACCATGACCGACAACAACACCCCGAACACCACCCAGCAGGCAAACACTCCGCCGGAGGGAAACGGCACCGCCGGGAAGATGTTCACCCAGGAAGAAGTAAACTCCATCGTTAAGGATCGTCTGGCACGTGAGAGGGCGAAGGGCCAGACTTCGGGCGCTACCGACAATTCCGCCGCCGAGCTGGACACCGAAAAGGCCCAGCTGGAAGCCGACCGCCAGAAGCTGCAGGACGAGCGCAACGCCTTTGAATGTGAACGCTACTGCAAGGAAAATGGCATTGACCCCAAGCTTGTGGAGCTGATCGGCAACAGCGACCCGGAAGAGTTCAAAGAAAAAACGGAATCTCTGTGGAGCATCTTTGCAAAGTCGCAGAAGAACCAGCCCGGCGCTGTGGCCGTAGTTTCTACCGGTGCACCGCATGGCAGCATGTCGCAGCGCAAAGAACCCGATGGAGCACAGTTTTTCAAGCCCTCAGGAACTTATTGAGAGGTTTTAGAATATGGCAATCAATCTTGTTGAAAAGTATCTCCAGCAGGTGGACGAGCTTTTCAAAAACGAATCGAAGCGCAGCCTTGTGACGAATCAGGACTACAGCTTTGACGGAGCGAACAGTGTCTGCATCTATAAAGTGGGCACCGCCGCAATGAACGACTACGACCGCGCAGGCGTCACCACTGGCAACCGCTACGGCAATCCGGAGACCCTGACCGCTGTGACCGAAACTTACACCCTGCCCAAAGACCGCAGCTTTTCTTTTGTGATCGACCGGCTGGACATGGACGAGACCGGTGCCGTGCTGGAAGCCGCTAAGTGTCTGGCTCGCCAGCAGCGTGAGGTGGTCATTCCGGAGATCGATGCATACACCTACGGCATTATGTGCACGGATGCAGGCACCAAGCCCGACGCTGTGGCCCTGACCGCTACCAACATCTATGACGAGATCTGCAAGGCCAGCGCCGCACTGGATGATGCAGAGGTGCCGGAGACCAACCGCGTTCTTGTGGTATCCCCTGACACCTACCGCATCATGAAGAAGTGCAAGGAGATCGTTCTGGAATCCGATATCGGCCAGAATCTGCGCCTGCAGGGCGTTGTCTCCAATCTGGACGGTGCCGCAGTGCAGAAGGTTCCCGCAAACCGTCTGCCCGCAAAATTTGGCTTTATGCTGTGCCACCCGCTGGCCTGCACGGCCCCTGTGAAGCTGTCCAGTGCCGTTCTGCATGATAACCCGCCGGGCGTGTCCGGCTGGCTGGTGGAGGGCCGCTACAACTACGGCGCGTTCGTCACCGACAACAAGAAAAAGGGCATCTATTATCAGGCCACCACCTGATAAGACATCATCCGGGCGTATGGGGCAACCTGTGCGCCCTTTTTTTGACAGGAGGCGAACCGAACCCATGACCGCAAAAAAGCACCTTAAAATGACCAATCCGGGCGAGGTGCGCAGAGCCATGACCCGCGTTTCCAACATGGTATTGAATGGCGAGATCACCCCGCAGCAGGCAAACGCCCTGATCTACGCAGGCAATGCCGTGTTAAGCTCCATCCGGGCCGACGAACAGGAGCGGCGTTTGACCGAGCTTGAAAGAAAATTGGATGAACTGGAAGGAGTGGCAGACGATGAGTAACCGCATTGACCGGCTGGAAGCCAGGGTTCAGGCATTGAGTGCCCAGACCGCGCCCGCGGTGCTGCTGATTGAGACCGAAAACGGTTCCCAGCGCATGACGGTGAGCCAGTACAACGCCGCCGGTGGTATGCTGGCTATGCCGATCTGGAAGAACCCGGAAGCACTGAATCTGAGGGCCGCGCGGCAGCTGCTTGCAGCCGTGCCCAGCGTAATCAGATAATTTCTTGACACGATAACACACAGGAGGAATAGACGATGGAAAAGCAGCAGAACCCCGATATTGAGCGCAAACGTACATGGTTGAACCGCTACCGGGAAAGCCTTGCCGAACAGCGCCGTATTGCTGAACAGCTGGAAGAAGCCCGCGACCGCTCTACGTCCATCTGCGTAAGCCTGAACCCCGGCAGATCAGCGCCCACCGGCACACACTCCGACCGTACAGCCGACAGCGTGCAGCGTATCACCGCGCTGGAAAGGAAACTGCAGGACGAACAGCAGCGCGGGCAGAACATCGCCACCGAGATCATCAACGCTCTGTACGACCAACGGCAGTTGACCCTGAATCAGATTCGGGTGCTGTGTTGTCAGTATATCGACGGCCTGAACTGTGCACAGACTGCCGACAAAGTGGGGTTAAGTCCAACATCTATTTCGGGCTATAGGAGAACCGCTCTAGCCGCTCTGACTATCCCAGAGGACGTACCAGAAAGCGCAATGTGTGTTAAATAGTGTGTTATAACAAAAGAAAAGAGCCTAGATTTTAACGAATCCAGGCTCTTTTTGATGGAGCTGGTGACAGGAGTTGAACCTGCAACCCACTGATTACAAATCAAGTTTATTTGACGTTTTAACGTGAATAATTATCAATTTGTTAGCTTTCTGTTAGATTATGCATCCCGTGTCAAAACGCTGAAGCTTATGTAAAAATAGCACATTCTATGTCTTTTTACAAGTCGATTATCTTCCGCATTACGAGCTCATACTCTTTCGGGTACACCAGCTTTATTGCCTTCATGTGCTCGTCAAGCACCTGCATCAGACCGCCGAAAGGAACAGAGCTGGCAGCCGCCACAAAGTCGCTTTGTGGTTCCGCTGCTGTGGAGTACGCCGCCCGGTAATCCGTGGGCGGCAATGCCTGGGTCTGCGTTTCAGGTGCCTGCTTTTCTTCCAGCTCGTCCCGCACAGTGCAGAGGGCGGCAAGCTTGTTGACGCTCTGCCAGCTGGTTTCCTCGCACTTGAGCTTGCGGATATGCTCGTTGATCTCGTCAATATCCATGCCTGCCGTCCTCCTTCCTTATGCGTTCCGCAGGATGTCTGCCGCCCGCTTGTAGGCATCACGCTCTGCACCGGTGGCTTCCTGCATCATGTCCTCGATGTCGGAGATCATACGCTCACGGCCATCCGTACGGGAGTAGTGCCCGCGGACATAGTGACGGCCCCGGTTGGCGTAGCTGTTGCCCCGGTTGTAACCGTTTCCGGCATCGCGGCCGAAAGTCCCGCGCATGTCAGCTTCCCACTCGCCTGTTCGGCTGTACTCGCCGCCCTCGCAGTAATCCTCGATGCGGTGGATGTCCAGAATGATGTCCACGATCTCGCCGATCATCTCAACATCGCCCGGAGAGCGGTTCTTTTTGTCGGTCAGCTCCATGAGCTCGTCGCACATCTCATCTTTCAGATGATTCAGTTTATCCAGCATGACTTTATCTCCTTTCTTATGCTACCCGCTCAACGATCAGGTTGCTGTTTGCAATGCTGACTGCCTGCGTACTGGTGTTTTTAACCGCCACAGTCACGCAGCAGCCACGCGGCACCTCGATGAACGCAGCCACGAAAACGTTGAAGTAATTTTCGACCGCCGCCGGGGTGACAATGGCTGTCGCACTGGTCAGCGGCTCACCGCCGACAGCCAGCGCCACAGAAATAGGTCCCACAGTGCCGCCGGTGGGAATGGCGATATTGCCGCCAAAGCTTACCTTGAAGCGGGCCCTGCACTGCCCGCTGGTCAGACCGCGCAAGGTCACAAGGCCGCTTCCCTCACGGTGCACGATGCAAGCAGGGGCTTTCACCGCGGTCTCGGTCAGGGGAAGGTTTTCACCCGCCGCCACGATGACGGTGTTGGAGTTGCTAAATTCAGCCATTTTATCGGCTCCTTTCATAGAAAAGCGCCGGGACTGCTGCCCCGGCGCTCTGGTTTGCAAAATCAGCTCAGGGGCTGAACATTTTGATGTGGGCATTTCCATTTTGGAAACAACCACTCAAAAAGCTGTCGTGATTCAGTTATGCGCAGCTGCCGCAGCCGGTCCCACAGCCATAGTAAATGGCGTTGGGGTTGGGCACCTGATAGGCAGGCACGGGAGCTTTCTGCTGCAGAGTCCCGATGATCTGGTTGGTCTGCGCATTCATCGCGGTGGTCAGGAACGCGCTCTGGCGATCCTGAGAAGCAGCCCGACGCAGCTCGTTGTTCTCGCTCTGCAGGGTGGCGATCTTATCGTTGGTCAGGAAGTCGAGCACCGCGCGGGTGTTGCTGTTCTGATTCTCGATAATGTCCCGGGTGTTGTTGTTCATGGCATTCTGCGTTGCGCAGAAGCCCTGCTGCATCTGGTTCCGGGTGTCGCACTCCTGAGTGGCCAGATTGTAGTTGACTCCCTGGATCGCGGTCTGGGTCTTGCAGCAGCAGTCTGCCAGCTGTGTAGCCAGAGCATTCTGACCCTGCATCAGCGCGATGTTGGTGCCGTTGAAGCCCTGCTGCATGGCGTTGGTGACGCCGTTCAGGCCCTGCTGCACGCCGTTGAAGCCCTGAAGCATCCCGGTGTTCATGGCGTAGAAGCCATCGCACAGGCCGCTTTCCAGCCCATTCAGCTTGTTCATGACGCTCTGATTGTCGAAGCCGCGCTGCAGGTCTGCCTGTGTGACAGCGCTGGTCATATAAGGCGAAGCGCCGCCCATGCCGCCGCCCCAGCCAAAGCCGCCCATGCCGCCCCAGCCGAACATGCCGAAAATCAGAAAGAGGACGATCCAGCCCATCCAGTCGCCTCCCCAGCCGTTGAAGCCGTTGCTGTAGCCGTTGGCGGGCTGCACCGGCATGGTCAGAACCGTGCTATCAGAAGAAAGAGACATAGTTTTACTCCTTTACGTTAGATTTTTAAATTTATTCTAAATGCGGCCGCATTTCAGAATCCGAACATATTTTTCATGCCGTTGAGCATCGGCGCGATCTGCTGCGCCCGCTGCTGAATGGCGTTGAGCTGCTGCTGTGAGAGCTGGCCGGAGGTGAGCATCTGGTTTATCATCTCCTGCGGGTTCTTTCCCTGCATCTGGCCCATAAACTGCTGGAACTGCCCGCCAATGGGATTCTGGGTCTGTCGGCCCATCGAGTTATACAAGCTGCTGCCCATCGTTTAGCCCTCCTTTTCCGGCTCTGGTGCTTCTTGCTTCTCCAACGCCGCCAGCTTTGCCGCCAACTCGTCGAACTCCTTGCGGGTGACATACTCCCCGCCTGCGGCTTGCGTGGCTGCAATCGACGCTTTGGGGCCGCTGGTGCGCTCTTTGTAATCGTAAATGCGAAGAGGGAACGGCCTGCCGTCCTGCCCCACTTCTTTGATGTAGAAGGTATCGGAATCGGCATCCAGTAAAAGCACTCGGCTCCCGTTGGCTACCAGATAGCCCCGGGCAGCCGCTTCGCCCTGTACCCAAATAAAGCCGCTGTCAGTCGGTGCGGTCTGCCCCTGCATTGTCGGCATCATGACGGGCTGGGGCTGGTACTGTGCTGCCCTGAGCTGTTCCAACTGCCCTTGCGGCTGTTGCGGGTAAAACACTTGTGGGTATCCGTTATAGATCGGCATGGATCAGTCCTCCTTGTACCAGTAGTAGATCGGGCATTCTGCGCCGCTGTCCCAGCTGTCCCACCACGCGCCGTCGATCACGGCCAGAACGTGGCCGGAGCAGCCCAGTACATACACGCCGCGCGGATACTCCCGGGCAAAATCTGCCACGGTGTAACAGGTGGTGCAGTCCGCCTCCACCAAACGGCGCTTGAGCCCACGCTTTTGAAGGTATGCGCCCCATGTGCGGTTAGCGCTGGGCATATCGCCGAGGGCGTAGCCGGTGAGCGCCAGCGCAATATATGCTTGCTCCCAGCTCTGACCGGTGGCCGCAGCTACTGCCCGCACTGCGCAGTCCCCGACGCTGCTCCCGCGTGGGTTTGGGTTAAACCTGTGCCACATGGCACCCCCTCCCTTTGCGCCCAGTGTACTTTTTTAAACCGCCGTGAGAGACAACGAACGCACAACGAAGGACAAAAAAGAAAAGCGCCCACACAGCACAGGGCCGTATGAGCGCTCAAGTATTTGCACGCAACGCGTATAAAATTTTCAAAAAAACCTTGACAATTGCACGCAATGCGTGTATGATAAAGACAGTGAAAGACCCCGAACAAACACATGGAGGTAACAATTATGAAAAAGCTTACTGCTGACGAGTTCGCAACTAAGGTTATGGCCACCGGTACCGAAATTGAGTGCGACAACGGCGTTTGGATGATCTACGCGCACCTCACCGATGATGGCGACGTCAAGACCTCTCATCTGGACGCTCGCGACCTGATGGTCACTACCAGCATCGAACTCTCCGATGAAGAGGGTGAGGCACTCATGAACGGCAATCTGGACGACGTTGAGAGACAGGCCATCGTGGAAGATCTTTACCCGAAGTATCTTGAAGCTCTGGAAGATATGGAGTAAAGAAAAGTCCCCAGCCGATGCACAAACATTGACCGGGGAGATTTAAGAAGGAGAAAGGCAATGTACACAGCTGAACTTTTCAATATGGCAACCGACCCGGAAACATCCCGGGCAGCGTTCCTTAACAATGTCACCCTCAGCATCCCGGATGATGCCGACTGGTGCGTAGATCTGGACGCCGAGAAGGCAAGGCTGTCCACCATCTGGGATTTAGCTCATCTTCCAATGCGTGAGCTGGTGGCCCGCACCGGGCTGTCTCAGACCTCTTTCGCAAAGCAGGCGGGCGTCCCGCGGCGCACTGTGCAGGACTGGTGCGGTGAAAAGCGCACGTGCCCTACATACGTCAGATTCCTGTTGGCCGAGCACTTTGGACTGCTGTAAAACAAAAAATCCCCCACTTTGCCTACAGTGTACCCCGCGTGGAACGCAGGGTTTTGGCAAAGCAGGGGATTTTTTATGCCGCCGAAACGGCAAAGTCTAAAATCAAGAGCGGAACCGCCCACAGGCAATGCCGCTCTCTACAAAGGCTGTAGCCTTTCAAACATCCACCCTAATGTGCTTCTTCGAGAGGCCGGGTGGATTTGTTGAGATAATTATACCACAAATCGTGAAAAAAGAAAAGCGGCAGACCCGAAAGCCTGCCGCTTCAATGCGTTTCGTGAGAAATCGCACCCAATTAGGATTATGATATCACACATCCAGCATTTTATCAATAATTTTCAGCCTATTGCCGATTGATGTCCGACAATACGGCACACGCGCTGCAATATCAACTTGGCATAGCTGGTCAACGTACCGCAACCGGGCGATTTTCCGGTCATACCTCCCAAGCGGCGCACGTTTTATCACAGCTTTTATCTGTTCTGCATTAAGCCCTTGCAACGCTGGCGGAAAGACTACACGAGCCGCCGCCACAGGCAGCACCGAGCCAAAAAGGCTGCGGCAGCTGTCCGGCGTTGCGCACCATATTGCCAATGACGGCGAAACGGTGACAAAACGTTACCAGTTTGTTGACATTGCCGAGATGGTATGTTTTCGTAAGGCCACGAAAACGTGCGCAGACCATTTTCGTGATGTCACGAAATTGCTCTTGTGCGGCGAACATCCCGGTGACGTCACCGAGATGACGGTATGTAGTGCTTGCCATGATATCACTCCTTATTGTGAACAATGAGATAACGAATTGCGGAAATTTTGACGATAACGCCATCATTCGGGTTGTTTTGTTGCACACCGCTGAACGCAACGTATTCGCCATTTAGCCACAAAATATTTCCTTCCAACCGCATGAGCCATTTTCCGCTGCCATCGAAATCAGCGGCATGATTATCCAAGTCGATTTCGAGGTAAAAACCATCGTTCTGTTTTGCAAAGTATTTTTGCAGAACAGAAGTGATTTCTTCCGTACTCATGTTTTCGGAATCAGCAATGACTTTAATGTAGTGATAATGAAACATTTTTTGTCTCCTTACTCCTTGCTATCCAAAACGGTTACTGCATACACGCGGAGGTTTTCCAACTTTTCGATAACAGCCATATAAGTTGCTTCCGTTGCGATGTGCGCGATGCGCTCCAGCTCGTTGTTCTCCTTTGATGCAGCGATAATTTCATCCGCAGATATGCGTTTCATGGATTCAATCAGATCGAGCAAATCTTCGATATTTACTGCGTTCATGCGTTATGTCTCCTTACTGCGTAATTTCCTCAGCGTTCGCCTTGTCCTCAGCATCCAGCGCATCGTAGTACGCCTGCGCAAGGGCTTCCACCTCTGCGATGTCGCCCTCCGTCAGCAGGCCACTGTCCAGATGGGTGTACGCCTTGTCCAGCCAGTATGCCACGTCGCGCCCTGCGGAAATCTCCCGTTTGATGGAGCGCAGGGTCAGGTCATGCCGGGCTTTGCTTTTGATAGCCATAGTCAGTCCTCCTTTAGGTCGTTGTCATGGACGCAATGGCGTCCTCAAGATTTTTGACGACGATATTCACATCCCTCTGATACTCCAGCTTGACCCCCGCACCGTCACTCGCCTGCACCACAGTATCAGGGCCGTACACTGTGAGGGCTTTGTAGGCGGCAATTTCGTCAGGGGTGAGCGGGGTTTCGATAGGGGTGGCTAGTATTGCATTCTGCTCAGTCAACGGTTTTGTGGCATCGAAAGCCGCTTTATCCACCCTCTGCACCTTTACATTCTTGCCAAAGTCTACCTCGTCGCACACCCACTGCTGGCCCTGCGAGTCAGTGTAGTTGCCGCCAGAGGTGACAGGGATGCCGGGCAAGCCGTTGGGAGTGGAGAGGGTAAGGAGCTGTTCACGGTAGGGGGAGTAGGCAGTGGATGAATCCAACGACACCATTAACCCACTAAAAGCTGCTTCATCCTCACATTGAATGACCATGTACTTGGATGTCGCAAAAATTTCTGCTTGTCGTTTTGAATCTGCATTTATAGCGCTGGACGGACGAACCACAGAGCCTTTAGTGGGTAGTGCATCTACGACCGCAACACGGAATTTAGTTCCAATTTTGTTTCTCGTAACATAGTATTTAGCTCCTGTAACCACTTGCAAAACACTTGATACATTTCCGACGGCCAAACCAACACTGTCTGCTGCCGAGTTGATAAAATATTGTTGAAACCCCTGTTCATAAAACAGATTCTTCCCCGTCACCTTCACCGCCACGCTCCCGCCGTCGCCTGCGCTCACGATAGGCACAGGCGCATCTGGCGTGGGTGTGCCGTCCTGCGTGCTACGACCGTACACGGTCAGACCACACAGCGGCGCAGGGAAAGCGTCGTCAACGCTGAGCGGGTTGCCTGTCTCACTGCCAGCAAGGACGTTCTGCCGCGCCTTTACTGCGCTGATCGCGTCACCTGTGGCTTTTGCGTCAGCGGCTTCGCCCTCGTGGGTGAGGGTGGTGTCCAGTGCTACGGCAGGGCCGGTCTCGCCTTTAGGGCCTTGAGGGCCTGTCTCACCCTGCGGGCCGACCGGGCCGATGGGGCCGGTGTCGCCCTTGTCACCTTTCTCGCCTTTGAAGTCACCGCTTGCGATACCGTTCTTCAGCTCCTGCAAGCTGTCAGCGGCTTCCTGAGCGCTCTGGTCTGCATTGCCCGCACTGGTGGCAGCTTGCTGCGCGGTGGCCTGTGCATCGGTCTTGGCCTGCTCTGCGGCGGTGGCATCGGCGTGGACGGCATCCACCAGCTGCTGCCATGCAGGGGTGCCCGGCTCCGGCTCTGTGCCGTCCTCTGTGCCGGAGTTGGCACTCACACGATACCGCAGGTCTGCGCTGGTCACGGTCTTGGTGCCGTTGCTGCCCTCAAAGGTGATGCAGCCATTGCCGGGCTGTGCGGTCACGCTGGCGGGCACGTCCACATAGCCGTCCACCAGCGAGGATGCCGGGTCTTTACCGTCCGGGACGTGCCAGAAGCAGCGGATAGCCAGCCCTTCCCACTCGCCGGAAGCGGTGACGGCAAGGCGGTACACGCCCCGGTTCTTGGTGTAGCCAAAGCGCACCAGCTGCTCATAGCCCGGCACTTTGACAGCTCCATTGGATGCGAGAGATACGCTTTGCTCGATCATAAATTACTCCTTGTTGATGGTAGGCTTCTTGCTTTCCAGTGCCTTTTTCATCATGCTGACGGCCTTTTCGATCACGCTGTCCAGCACTTCATCGGTGATGAAAGGCTTCAGCCAGTCCGGCAGTGCGCCGCGCAGCGCAGCAAAAACCTGAGCCTTTTTCTTTGCGCCTTGACCGCTGCCCATGATTCTGTCCTCAGCGATGGTCACGAGTTCCAGCGCCCACTGCTTGACGTACTGCTTGTAGCCCAGCCGGATGGCACCAACGGCCAGCGCGGCAAAGCCGATGAGCATCAGTACCAGTGCGATGGGTGCGGGGATAAAGTTAAACATTGCTTCCATGATTTGTTACTCCTTTCAGTAGGTAGTTGTTGATATCGGATTTGCTTTTTTGCATACCTTCGCGGTTATTGCCGGACAGCTGCGAGTCCAGAAGATTTTGCACGCCAACAAGGACGAGACGCATCTCTTCATCGAGGCCGTCAAAGCGGCGCAGGTCTCTTGCAAGGGCCTGTGCGTGCTGAAGCTGTCCCTGTTCCAGCACGCCAAGCCTTTTTTCGAGCGTATCCATTCGCTTGTTCTGCGCATCGTCGGGGGCCTGTGCCTTTTTGATGTACTTGTGGATGATGTCCAGCACCTTGTCGATCGTGATGGCCGCAGCGCACAGGCTGCCCAAGATGCCAAGCACCCACAGTAAAGCTTCTTTTTCGGTCATTTACCCTCCCGGAGACGGGTCAGACCCTTCTTGCTGATGATACCCGCATAGTCCTTGTATGCGTGGGACATGTCCACGTTAGTGGCCACACCGGGTACACGCGCCTTGCTGGTGTACTGCCACATGCCAAAGGGCCAGCCCGGGGCGGGCTTCTTCGTGCGGTAGGCAGCCAGCCACACGTCGTAGGGCTTCAGCGCCGCGCCGCCCATGTACAGGAAGGTGTTGCCGAACCACAGGCCGGCGTACAGCATGGCGTACACGCCCCAGCTTTCCACCGTGCTCAGCATGTAAGCTGTCAGGTCGGTCAGCGCGGCCTTGCCTAGAGGCTTCTGCACCTCGTCCTCGATGTCCACCGCCACCGGCAGCTCAAAGCTCCGGCCGGTGAGCAGCTTCTTGAAGTAGGCCAGTTCCTTGTCGGCCTGCTCCCGGTTGACCGCCTTGAAGTAGCCATACACGCCGCAGGGGATGCCCAGCCGCTTGCACTTGGCATAGTTGCGGGCAAACTGCGGGTCAGTGTAGGGGGCGCTGGGCCGGCCCGCTGCGCTGTTGCCCATGGCGCGAATCATTACGCCGTCTACCTTGCCGCTCGCCTTGACCTTCTCCCAGTTGATCGTGCCCTGATGCCGGGACACATCCATGATTTCAGCCATAGCGTCCTCCTTACTGCGTGATTTCCTCAAAGCCGCTCTTGATAAGAATCGCCTTGACCTTCTCCTTCAGCAAGCGGGGGCAGCGCTCATACAGCGCCTTTGCATCCTCCATAGTCTCAGCAGACATGATTTCCTGTGCCCACAACATTGCCATCATACGTACCATCCTTTCTAATTTTTGTGTGATTTTATGCATAAACAATCTCGCTCATTTCAAGCAAGCATTGCCTGAGCATCTTGTTTTCTTCCTGCAGTGCCGCCACTGTCTCCGGCAGCTTCTTCCGGGCTTCGGCCTTTTTGCGCTCTTCTTCCTGCGCGGCCAGCTCTTCGGCGGTGTAGCGGATGTATCTCTGCACCGGCACCTGTTCCACCCATTCCTCCTGCGCCTTTACGCCGGGGCGGTCAACGATCTTCTGCACGTCCTTGCCACCGTTCGGATACTCGGTCACGGTCTCCCAGTGCCACTGCTCCTCCACGCCCTCTACGGCGGGGTGGGTGACTTCTTCAGTGTCGTCCACCAGATACCCAAGGGTCAGGTCGGGGTTTTCCACGACCGCGCCGGTCTCGTCAATGATCTTCATGGTTCAAAACCTCCTTTCTCATGCCACGCGCCGCCAGATGTGCACATAGTAGGCGGCAGGTTGCACGGTGGCGCTGCGGCCGTAGATCGGGTTCGAGCGGGAAGCGTCGAAACAAAGGTCTTTGCCGGGGGTGCTAGTGCCTGAAGCAGCCCAGTCGTAGGATTTTCCACCTCCATAAAATGCACCGTATGCATTTGGTCTATTGACGTTATAAAAACCAGCTTGCTCATCTGGGCCAGCACGGCCTGTGATGTTGGGCAGACCGGCTTCCACGGTGGTGCCCGCTGCGTGGGCGTAGGACGCACCCATCAGCACCCGGTTCTGCGCGATCTCCTGCCATGTACCTCCAAACAGTGCGGCGGGGCTGGTCGTACTAACTGTTTGAAAAATACTGTCCACGGGGTAGGCAGCCAAAGCGCTGTCCGCAGAAAGTGTTCCGTCCGCATCGACCGTCAGACCGCTGCCCACCTTCACGCCGCCCAGCGTGGTGGCGGTGGCAATAGGGAGCTTGATGCCTTTCAGCGCATCGCCAACAGCCTTTCCGTCAGCCGGAGCACCCTCAACGCTCAGCGTCTTATCAGTGCTTACAATGGCCGCGGCCTTGTTCGCACTGTCTTCAGCAGAAGCGGCAAAGTTTTCCGCTTTCTTTGCGTCTGCAGATGTTGACTGTGCGTTTTTGGTTGCGCTGGCGGCGGCAGTCTGGGCCACGCTTTCGCTCTCTGCAGCTGCTGCGGCCTTTTTCGTCGCGGTGCTGGCTGCTCCGGTGGCGGTCTGAGCGGCTTGCAAAGCAGCCTGCTGCTGGCCTGTCACTTCCTCGGCATACTGCTTGACGTACTCCATGCCCTGTGCGATGTCCTCACGGACTTCCACGCCGCGCTCAGCCTTACGGATTCCCGCAATGGCTTCATCAAAAGTTTTATCCATAAAACACCTCCTGTCTTATTAGCCTGACATGTACCCTTTGAGCGATCGACTCAAATCGTAAGCATCGGACGCTTTGCGTGCACTCAAAGCCTGCAGGTCGCTGATGCTGGAAAACTCAGTGCCAAATGTAAACTCCTTTTTATCCGGCGAATCCAACGGCTCAACAAGCTTGGAACACAGCAGCCAGGTATCTACACCATGCGGTGCAGAGAAAATGTGCGTTTGCTTTCCAATTGCAATACGGCTGACATCAATATCAGCGTCTTTCAAATCGACCGCTTTGACTGTCATGCCGTTCAGATAGCGCAGATTTTTGGCAAGTTCTTCCTCTGCCGCATCCAGCAAAGACTGCGGCGTGCTTTCGATGCCTTCAATAAAGATCACTTTTGTGATGATGCCAAAAAGCTTTTGTGCAGCCAGATCGTTTGCGGTTTCTGTAATGGTTTCTCCCCATGAAAAAACAAGCCATGTTATCTTTTTGGCACCTACCGCGATCACCCGCGTGTAGATATCCTCTGCTTTGACGTTGTTGGTCAAATCCAGCAGGTTTGTTCCAAAAGCCACCGTCTGGCTGTTTTTATCGGTGATCGCCTGCAGATAGTCCAGATACCGGCGCGGTTTTCCGTCAGGATCTTCTGCATGGCGCAGCACCAGATATCCGCCGTACTTTTCCACCAGCTCACTCTGCAAGATGTCCCATGTAACGCCATAGTTTTTTCCATCGCCAAAGCTGTATGTAGGTTCCTTCACATCAAACAAAAAGCGAGAATCAGTCTTGCCGTTGATAGCAAGGATGTATTTCCCGTTTTGCTCGGTGATCTTAAAGGTCTTGGATTCAGATGCCTGCTCAACGTTGTAAATGGAGTACGTGCCAAAATTCTTGTTGCAAGTACCGCAGACGATTTCGGCTTTTTTCACTTCGACCTTTGCAGCGTACGTTTTGCCCTTTACATAGGCTGCAAACAGACGCACGCGGAAATTGTTGCTTCCAATCCGTGAAATAATGCGACCTTCCGCAATGTGCTCTTCATCGATTTCCCAGCTCAGGCAGGAAGCTTTGTTGATCTCTGTTTCCTCATAGAAAATATTCGTCTTTCCATCCACGGGGTCTACAATTCCCCAATGGTAAATGTAATCTCCATCATTAGAATCGTAGCTGTAACCCACCTGCACGACTTTGATGCCGTCGATATAGGGCACGATCATGGGAATGTCCATTTGCACATTGCCAGGAGTAAAAGCTTTGTATGCATCTACCATTCCGTTGTGGTTATCGCAGATCCATTCCAAAAATTGCGAAAAGCTCACATTTTTTGCAGCGTACGGCGCAATGCCGCTATCATTCAGATATGCAAGCTCCCCTTCGCAGTAGATTTTCTGACGCATCAAAAAATCCTGTTCATGGCTCATGGGACGGCCCTGCCAGATGGAAACGCCGTCCTGTTCCACCTCTACCGTAGTGCGCAGCTTTTGCAGCGCAGAGTGTGCCACATTGCCCAGCGGCATGGTAAACTCAAAAGAGCCAGCTTTACCCACTTCGCGGGTCAGCGTGGGGCTGATGAGCTTTTTCGTGTCGGTAATGTCGCTGATATCGTGGATACAGACCCTAGTTTTCCATGTGTCTACATCCGTCTGCACACCAGCATAAACTTTATAGCTCATAGGCTTGCCCCCAGATATTTAATACTAATGCTGCAGTCTGCCGATGCAGCGAAAACAAGGGTGCCCACCACACCGTCCGGCATAGTAAGCCCCTCGATATACTGCCAGTCGGTGGACTTGGCCAGAATGCCCACCTCAAAGCCATTGAGAGACACCGCGATGTTTGCGGCGGTCTCGCTGCGCTTGAAGTAGATACCGGCCGCACGCGGTGCACCGGTGATGGACACCTCTTTGTCCTCGCCCGCCTTGAGCGGGATATTCGTGTAGTTGCGCACGATGTCCGTTTCAAAGTTGAAGTCATCCCACAGCCAGTCGTTGGTGCCGTCGTAGACGCTGCGCTTGAAGGGGTTGCAGGTGCCGGTGATGGTAAAGGCGCTGGAAAGCCGGTCGCGGGATGGTGTGACTTTCCAAAGCCCTTCCCAGTACCACGCCGGGTCTTCATCAAAGCGGCACTGCAGCCACTTGCCATGAATGGCATTGGCAATGGTGCTTTCGATGCTGGGCCACTTGCTTTTTGGCGCGTTGCACAGCAGTTCCATGGTGATGGTGCGCTTTTTATAGTGCACCTTGCCATCGTCCCATGTGGTCAGGTTCAGCAGTGAATCAGATCCGGTGACCTGCACAAGGTATTCTTCCGGTTCTGCCGCGCCGATTTTAGGGCTGCCTACCTTGAGGTACAGCCCCCAATCTGTCAGGGTGTGAAAATTGCCGATTTTTGCCCCCAGAAGCTTTGCCATTACACACCCCTCGCTTTCCGTTCCACTGTCACGCCGATGCGTGCATCTACGTTGGTCGCCATGCGGGTCGACAGCACGCCCACCAGTTCACCGGAGTCCATGACCACCTGACCCTTTCCGATGTCAGGCAGATGCTCGTCCAGCATCCCCTCGATGCGTTCCAGGATGCTGGTCTGCCGGTCAACAATGGACTGCTGGCCGGTGACGCGGTACTGCAGGGCCGCACGGGTGGAGAAGGTGCCAAGACTGTCATACATGCCGGTTTTGTCAAAGGGGCTCTGGTAGTGGCTGACAGGCTTCTGATTATTCTTCTTGTCCATCCACATGGCAAGGCCAATGCCGCCAGCGACAGTGCCAACGCCCAGGATCAGGGCAAGAATGGGATTTGCTGCAACGAAAGACACGATAGTGCCCAGTGCAGAGGTGATGCCACCAGCCATGCCGGAAAAACTCTGCACGATGCTGCCCAGAGCGCCTCCCACGCCGCCGGACTTTGCAAGACCGTCGATGATCTCGCCAAAAGCCTTGACCGAATTGGTCACACCGTCGATATCGGATTTTACCCCGCCGTCAGAAAAAAGCTTCTGGAAGATATCAAATGCCTTTCCGATGCCACCGCTGAAGTAGCCCTCATTGACCGCGGTCAGTGCGTCCGTAAGCCACTTAGAGATCACGTCACGCTGCCCCTGCGATACCTCGCCCCAGATCAGATTGACAAAATCCAGCCCAAGACTTGCCCAGTCGCCGTTTTTGGCATCACTAAAGGCGCTTTTTACCAGCCCGAAAATGCCCTTATCCAGCTGGCCGGAAGCCTCGCTCAGCTGCTGGTCAATGCGGCTTTGGGTACCCTTTACGCTCTTGTCGATCTCGTTGGAGGTCTCCGTCACCTTGTCTTGAATGCCGTCGATGTAGGTGATGATCTTCTCGTAGGTCTCCGCGCCGTTCTCGCCGATGCGCTGCCCGGTCTCTGTGACGGTCTTCTTGATATGCTCGCTGCCGTCCGCGTACTTTTCCACCGCCTGTTGCACCTTTGTGGTGATGCCGTCAACGGTGGTTTCAGAAATGTTGGTAAAGGTGCCCAACAGCGTTTTCGACATGTCGTCATAGGTCTTTGTGACCTTTGTGACCGTGCCGTTGACTTTGGTCTCGACCTGCTTAAAGGTCGTGGCAACACCGTTCACCATCTCCTTGCCGGTCGTGGTGGTGGTCTCGGTGATGCGGTCTTTGATCTTGCCCGCGCTGTCCTTGACCTTCTCGGTAAGGGTCTGGATGCTGGTGGTCACAGCGCCCAGCGCATTCTGCGCGGTGGTGGTAGCTGTGCTGGAGATGGACGAAATGACCGTTTCGGTGGTGGACTTGGAGCCGGAGGATCTGGATTTTTTGCCAGCGGAAGAGCCAGACGGGCTGGTTGTAATGGAGCTGCCTCTGTTGCCACTGGCTGCTGCCGCTTCCGCCTGACGCTCCGACCAGCTCTTGTTGCTGATGCCAATGCCATTTAATGCATTTTCCCGCATCCTGTTACGGTTGCTCTTCCGGTTATTTGCATCCGCGTACTCTTCGTAGGTATTGAAGTCTGCTGTGGCGGCTTTTCCAAGAAAACGGTTGAGTTTATAGCTCAGCTGATCCAGCCATGTGGTGGCTTTGCTTGCGAAGTCCCTGAGAGCGTTTTTTGCCGTGTTGATAGGCTCCGTCAGGCCGGTGATCGCGCCTGCGAGACCAATCCAGCCGTCCGTTTTGTAGGCTTCCTGCGCCTTTACGATCAGATCATTCAGATTGCCGATTACAACGCCGATGCCGCCGGATAAATCGCCGGTCAGCAATCCGGCCAGCTGGCTCACGTTGTCCTTCAGGGTGGAAACGCGGCCATTCATGGTCTGGCTCTGGGTGTCCATGCTGTTGTAGTAACGCCCGCCCTCTTCGGATGCGGCCTGCAAAGCCTGCGTCAGCAGATCATAACTGATGGTCATTTTCTGCACTTCAGCAGTGGACTTGCCTGTGTAGTCGGCCAGAATGCCGTACACGTCGATGCCGGCATAAGCAAACTGCTTGATATCGGCCGCGGTAGCCTTGCCGGTGTTGGCGATCTGCTGCAGGTTCTGCGCCATGCGGTTCAGCTCGTCGTTGCCGCCACCGGTCGCAGAAACCGCGTCGCCCAGCGCCATGATGGTACTGCGGGCATAGGAAGCGTTCTCGCCTGCAGAAATCAGGTACTGGTTGGCCTGTGTCAGGCTCTCCACGTCAAAGGGGGTTTTTGCCGCGTCTTCCTGGATCTGGCTCATGACCTGCTGCGCCGCTTCCGCGCTGCCCAACATATTGGTAAAGCCGGTGGTGTATTTCTCGATCTGGGCGTTGTACTCGATGCCGGAAGAGATGAACCCCTCTGCGGCACTGAGCGCAGCAAAGCCGAGCTTCGAGAAAACGCTCGCCATGACCGTGCCCTGCGCAATGGCACCGGCCAGAGACTTCCCGGATGCCTTATCCGTGGAGTTGGCAAAGCCCTCCATGCCGTTGTTTGCAGCTTTCAGCGCGGTCGTGGTTGCCCTGAGCTGCGCTTCTGCCTGTGCCAACATGGTCTTGAGATTTTTGGTCTCAGAGGACGCTTTGCCGGTCCTGCCCACCGATTCGTTGTAACGTCTGGTCAGCTCTACTACGGCCTTTGCGGCCTTGCTGTACTCTCCTGACAGCGAAGAAACGGTTTTTTTCGTCTCGGATTGCACATTCTGGATGCCCTGCCGGTAGGCGCTGTCGTCCAGCCCGATGGTGGCGCTCAATTCAAAAAGTTTCAGGTTCCATCACCCCTTCCGCACAGCTCTTCAAGAGCCTTTCTGTTTTCTTCCGTGATCTCCGCCGCAGATCGCTTGTCGATCTGCTTTACATAAAGCGGGAATGTATACGAAGCAACGTAGGAATAAAGAGCGTTAGCTCCCGCAAGACCGCCAACGGCATCTGCTACGCAATCGCGGTAGAATTGAACTTCATCGTGGTTTCTGATCTCTTTTTTGATGTGGTCAAGGATATAGGACTTGCCGAAAAGTTCCAGTAAATCCAGACGAATGGTCGAGACCATCCGTTTATATCCTTCCACGCCGATCACATCAAGGATTTCAAAAAAGCCATGAAATCGTCATCAGACAGCGCGCGGGACATTGCTGCGGCCAGCTTTCTGGTGGGCGGAAGCTCTTCACCCTTATCCAGCACCACAAAGAGCGGCAGGACCTTTTCGGTCATGTCTGCGTGCTCTTCGTAGATCATGCGCATCATTTCTTCTGCGTTTTTCGCACCCTGTTCTGCAATCTTCTTGGCCTTCTCCTCCGGGGTTTCGTTGCCAGTCAGCGGCGCGGGCTGAGTTGCCGCTGCCACTGCGCCCGTGTCAACGATGCACTGCTTGTATGCCTTTGCCAGCTTATAAGTTTTTGCAAGGTACTCCTTGCCTTCCAGATCAATGATTTCCTTCATGTCTTTCCTCCTTACATCAGGACGCGGCCTTTGTGATAGAGTAGAACTCCATCGGGGCCTGTTCGGGGTTCTCAAGGTCTGCAAAAGCGGTCAGCGTGATCTGCATCGAGCCGCCGCCGCGATGCTCAGATTTCAGGTTCAGGCCGCCGGTGGACATGGCATTATAGAGCTTAACCGCGATAAAGCCGCCGCCGATCATGGGTCCGACCCACCAAATGGGCTTGAAATCCGTCAAAGCGGTTTTCAGGCGTGCAACCACGTGGGTGGGGTCTTCCGGGTCGATGTCCGCAGTGCCAATAGCGAGCTGGATGCTCTTAGGGTCTGCGTTGGGAGTCGTGTAAGAGATGGTTGCGGTGGTTCCGGTGACTTCCACGCCCTGCTTTGTATTGGTGGGGGCGTTGTCGATTTCGGAAAGAGTATCCTCGGTGGAGTTCTGATAGGTAATAGTCACGCCGCCCTGTGTGGCGTGAATGACGTTTGTTTCATCGATTTTCGGGGTCTCAAGCGAGAAATCGGACAAAATGTTGCCCGAGCCCTTGGGGATGCTCTTGAAAGCCTCCGCTGTCAAAACGTTGACGTTAAACTTCTTTGCTAAAGTTTCAGCCATATTGCTCCTTTACTCACGGTATAAGCCGTGTAAGTTCAAAAATAAGGTATTCACACAGATACCCTTCAGGCGTGTTGTTGAGTGGCTGTGCCCAATCTTTATCGTCTTTGTCCAAAAGAATAGCGCCGCCCTCGCACTCGATTTTTAAGCCACCTCTTGGGATGGCCGCGCTGATCATATCTTCGGTTTGCAGGATGGGGGCCCTGCCGCCCTTGCTGGGGCACCACAGCCGGGCGTGGAAGGATGTCGCTTCACTCCACCCGCCGGGGATGGTGGGCTTGTAGGTCAGATACGGCAGTTCTGCGCCGGGAGGGATGTTATCTTCCAGATAGCCCGGGATGCCAAAGCCGTTGAAAAACGTGTTCAGCGCCCGGTTGATGCTCTCAGACGGCCCCATTACGGCAACACCGCCTTTTTGCACTTGACGGCTCGCAGTCCCATGCCGGATTCCGGCGGGGCCTTGCCCTCATCTGCCGCGCTGGTGATCTGGAAAGTCTGCCCGTCGCTCACCCGCTTGATGTAGTCCGGAAAAGCCAGAGGCACACCGGTATTGACCAGCAGCGTATAGGTGGACGCTGTAGCTGCCTGCTCTGCAACCTGAGCCTCCACGGTGGTATCGTGGCGCTCTACGGCCTTAAATTCCGGGCCGTCCTGCCAGCCGGACACAAAGCCGCCCACGCCGTCCGGCTCATAGCTGCGCGTCTGAAAACAGTATTTTTGGGTAAAGCTCTGCATCACGGTGGATGCAGTGAACGCGTTGACCATGTCACATCTTCCTCCAATGATTGATCTCGGATTTATAGCGGGTCTTGCCGTCTGCAGGCAGGCCGTCCGCGCCTGTAGCCATCGTGCCGGACCACCCGGCAAAGGATTGGGACACATACACGCCGCCGGACGGCAGTGCTTTGTCGTATGCGTCGATTTTTTCAGCCAGCGCCACGAAGTCAGGTGGCACGCGCATGGGCTGCACCGTGCCGGTGAAGGTCTCGGCGGTCAGATCGCCGTCCCCGGCCTTGTGCACGCCGTCATTGAAGATGGATCCGCACACGAGGAAATACTGCCCCGGCACTACCCCGGCGGGCACTGTGTCCGGCTCAAAGGCGAACTCCCCGGCAACGGGGTCGTCCGCCCGGTCAAAAAAATTGTGCGTGTAAACGCACAGCTCGGGGACGGTCATTGGATGCCTCCTACTCAAAAAGGGCGATTACTCGCCCGGAGTGATCGTCTGGACAGAGATGCCGTCCAGGTACTCAGCGAACAGGGTCACGCCGGTGATGGCAAAGCTCTCAGAGACGGCGGTGGTGTAGTTGCCCTGGGTGTGGAAGCCAATCAGGTTGCTGGCCTCGCCCGCGGTGGTGTACACCAGCCCTGCCTTGGCGTAGTCGCTGTCGGAGGGGTCAACGTAGTACATCACGATGTTGTCCACGGGGGTGGCGATGACCTTGCCCTTTGCGATCTCTCCGTCAGACAGCAGGAAGATGGTGTTGTAGCCCATGAAATCCTTGATGTACTGGAAGCCATACTGGTTCTGGATGGTGATCGGGGCGGTGCCAAGGTACTCCGCCACGTCCAGGACGTTGGCAAAGCCCACAACGCCGGTGACGGTGCGGTGCATATTCTTGAACTTGTTCTCCACGCTGCCCTTTGCCATGGCCAGAGCCATCTGGAAGGTCTTGGGGGTTCCCTTCAGGCTGCCGGTGTTCAGGTACTTGTAGAACTTGTCCGTGACCTTTGCGGTCAGATCGAACAGGAACTCGTCATCGGTCTTCTGCACGGCCACATCATAGCCATAGTTCTGGATTGCCTCCAGGGAGACGGCCTTGGCGTACTTTTCGATTGTGATCTTGCCGTAGTCCTTCTCCTTGACGGTGTACTGGCTGTAGGGGATCTCCTCGCCCTCTGCCACGGTGCCGCTCTGCAGGGTGCCCTGGGCGTACTTGCTCTTCAGCACGGTGCCGGGCTGCATCCGAATGGGACGCATGATGCCCATGATCTCCCGCAGGTGCTCCCAGTTGCGCTGGAAGCGGGTGACGAAGTCGATTTCCCGGGGGTTGACGGTGATCTCGGTAGTAGTGGTCAGATTGGTCTTTGCTGCCATGTGTTAGTCCTTTCCGCCGCCTGTAAACAGGTCGGCATTTGCTGCAATGGCCGCCTGGCGCTCGCCGGCGTCCTTGATTGCAAAAATTTGGTCTTTGGTCATTTTGGAGCCGGTGTTGGTGGGCGGGGTGTCCACCTTTGCGCCGGTGGTGGTCGTAGTGCCTACGAAATCGCTCCAATCAGCTTTCAGGCTGTCGGTGTGCTTCTTGGCGTCCTTGACCTCGCCCTTATCGTCCAGCTCCAGCTTGTCGATGTCCTCGCCAGACAGCCGCACGACCCGATCAGCATACTTGTCCAGCACCCCGGCGGACTTGAGCAGCTCCCGGAACTTTGCTTCCTTGGCTGCGTGGGTGTCCTTCTGGGTCTGCTGGGCCTTGTAGTCGTTCAGCGCCTTTTCAGCGGCTTCCTTGCCGCCGTTGGCTGCGTCCCGGTCTTTTTCGGCTTTGGCGAGGGCTGCGTTCTTCTCATCGAGCTGGTTCTGCAAGGTGTCCGTTTCCTCATGCAGCACGTCCAGAATTTTCTTGAGCTTGCCGCTGGTGTCGGTCGTTTCATCTTCCAGAATCGCCCGGAGAGTCTTGCGTTCGAGTGCCATGTGTTAGTCCTTTCTGCCCTTGCTCGGGCTGCCATGCTTGGCAATAAGGTTTATTTGCCGGACGTGCTGCCGGCGTGGTGCCGCTTGTGGGGCTTGAACCCACGGCCCCCGGATTAAAAGTCCGGTGCTCTGCCAGACTGAGCTAAAACGGCATAAAAAAGCGGCTGACGCTGTGCGCCAACCGCTGAGTATTTAGTTTTAGAGCGAAAATTCACAGTCTGTGGCTGTCGGATAGTCCTGCGCTTCGGACGGAACATAGACCAAAACAGAAATTTTGGCTTTACCCTCGCCGTATGCGTCATCACACATCTCCTGAAGCGCCTTGCGTGACTGAACACCAGCCGCAAACAACTCTTCGACTTTTGCAGCCTTGGGCCTGTTCTTTTTCTTCACCTCAAGCATCTGCATTTTGAGTTTTTCAATTTTTTCGGCAGACTTATGATAAAGCCTTTCTGCGTTTGCCTGCATTTTCACAGCAGCTTCAAGCTGCGCGCTCAAACTTTCAAGCTCTGTCATCCTTATATCTCCTTGTTTCCTTCTTCCACTGCGATTTCTCGCAGTTCTTCAATGTGATCTTCCACCGCTGGGCGGAGGAACGGACGGGGGGCCATACCCCGGGTAAAGTGCCACTTGCCGTTGAAGTCTTTCCAGACCCATGGCGTTTTGCGTCCGTTGCCCTTCTCGGCAAAGATGCCCGTGCCCAACTCCACATAGACGCTGTAAAACAGGTTGCTGCCAATGGTCACGGTCTTTTTGGCAAGGTCTACGGCATAGGTCAGGCTCTGCTTGAGCGCACCGCCCACATAGCCCTCAATGCCCGTGCTGTCTGCCGTGCCAGTAGGCACAAGCAGCTGGGCGTAGTCCTGCACTTTCATGCCCCAGATGGTCAGCACCCGCTCCGCCCACGAGTCCAGCGCCTCATGCAGCTGCTGGGTATTGTCGGTGAATTTGATGTCGTACTCAAATTTCATGGCTCACTTTTTCTTCTTTCGCCTTGTTGTTCCGCCCTCTTTGCGAGTTTTAATCACTCGTTCAGTTGAAACATTTTTGGGATTAAGCGACCCTGTATCAATATGGACAAGCTTTCCTTTTTGAAAAAAGAGCACATTTTCTCTGTGTGCAACAGTTTCAATCGTGTCATAATAGGCATTCATTCTGCCCATTCTGTAATGCTCTCTGGTCTTTTTTGCATCATATGAAATATCAATACGGTCTTCATGTGTTTTTGTGATTTTTACGTTGTCCAAAGAATCCCAGCGCTTTTTTATGACTTGGTCTATATATCCTTGGGCCGTTTCTCTTTCCTTTTTTGTAATTTTGAATCCGCCGCCCGCTCTCGCGGAGCTGCCCCCGGCTCTGCCGGATGCTCTACCACCGCCGCTCATCGTGACACCTCTCTCTCACTTCCGCATACTGCGGCTTGATTATTGTTGCGTTAAAGTCCATTCCCGGTAAAGGTTTGCCATACCAGAGAACTTGCGTAGGATTCAAGCGCCACATAGCTTCCTTGCACCCCATTGTAAAAAGGGTTGTAGCCAAGCGCTCATTCATCAGCCCAACGGACGAAATGGAGATGATGGAGTTTCGCGGCTCTCCGTCAAAACACCACTCGTAGCTTTCCGGCCAGACCCATTCGATGGTGGGAATGACTTTGATGCAATGCATCTGCCAGTAAGCAGCCAACCAGTGCCGTTTATAGGCGCTCCAAATCTGCACCGCTTCCGGGTGGTCTCGGAACATGGAAAAATCAGGGGAAAGCACCGCCCCGAACTGCTGCAAAAGCGGCACATACTTGTCAGGATTGCGCCAAACACGTTCAAACTGGTAATCATCACAATAAAAGTGGACGCCTTTGCTCCCTCTATCTTTGGCAGACAGGGCGTAGTTGAAAGGAATCCATTCCAGCTTGTCAATGCGGATGTCCGTTTCCGGCTTGATGATAGGGATATGGAACTTTCCTTCGCCCGGAAAAATCATTTTCTCGGTGTTTTCCATCGGCAGAATCACGGTTCATCCCTTTCTTTCACTTGCGCTCAAAATAAGTTTTCGGCCAATCGGGTCGGTTCGCTACCTTTTCAGCCTTCCTGACCGCTTCGGCGAAATTTTTAGCAGTTCCGCCGGCATTGTAAAATGCCTTTGCAAGCTTCTCAAAACTTTCTGCAGAATTCATTTTTTTGCCCTCTTCCTCTTGCGCTCTTCTGCCCACCACATTTGCTCGGCTTCTGTGCCGCCCTTGGATTTATACCACTCGGTGTAATCCATGACGGGGATGGTCTCTTTGGTCACATTGTCCCGCTGCATGGCGTTCTGCCTTGGATACTTGCCCAGCGCAGAGGACAGCACACAGCGGCAGTGGTAGACCATCTCCGGCGCTGCGTTTGGGTCGCCGGGGCGCTGAATCTCGTAGCCCATGACTTTGAACGGCTCGTCAAGCTCTGCCGTCTGCTGGTCAAGCAGGCGGTGCATTTCACGGGTGCGGTAGTCGTGGGTGGAATTCCACCGCTTTTTGACCTCGATGCCCAAAGCCTTGGCGTTGCGCATCTGCTGCAAAGCCCCGGCGTTCTGGGCGCTGGTAAGGGCTGTGATGGCGTTGTTCATGGCCCAGTGGATCTCTGTGTCAGCCATGCCGTTGACGGCCTGCACGGCGATGTCGTGGACGCTCTTGCCCTGCACGATGCCCTGCATGACGTAGCGGTTGAACACCCGGGCGTCATAGGTGCGGTTGCTCTCGCTCTTGATGCGCTTGTTGGGCACCATGCGGGGGTTCTCTTTCAGCAGGAGCTTGACCGCTTCGGTGTTGTACAGGGTCAGCCCGAACGTCACGCCTGCGGCCTGTTCCAGCTCGTAGAAAGCCCAGTTTGCGCCAAAGGAAAAGATGTTGTATTGCTCGTCCCTGGCCAGCTTGTAGGCCGTCTCTTGGGCTGTGGTGCAGGTCTGGGTGATGCCGTCCAGCTTGGCGTGCATCAAATCGGACTGAAAGACCTGATTTTGCAGCCAGATGCGGTAATCGTCCTCGGTGATCTCGCCTGCGTCCAGCTGTGCCCGCTTGCGCTCGTCCAGCGCTTTATACTTTGCCAGAAACTCGGTAAGCTGATCCTGCATCTCCCGGCGGGCAGTGCCGTACACCCGGAGGATGAGGCGGCGCAGGCGGTTCAGCTGGCGGGTAGAAATGCGGTCACGGTCTGTTTGCTTCATGGCTGTTCAAATACTCCACAATGGCACGCTCCCGGGCGGACAGTTCCCATTTTGTGGCCGCAGCCCTCTCAGCCGCAGCCCTCTCAGCCGCAGCCCTCTCAGCCGCAGCCCTCTCAGCCGCAGCCCTCTCAGCCGCAGCACGATCAGACAGCAGCAGGCCTCCGCCAAAAATTGCTTTCTTCGTGGAGCGTTGTGCATCCAGCGCATAAATCGGAGCGCATTCCTTTTTGTGAATTTTGAAATCCACACCGTAATGACTGTATCGTTGAAGCAATGCAGCCGTCACGATATGATCCGGGTATGTATACTTTGGCAGCTGTACCGTTTTGGTGCGGCGCAGGCGCTCCACCTCATCGTTTACCAGCTTCGTCAGGCGAGGCTCGGTCTGCGCTATGATGTCCCCGCCGTAGCTGGTCACAAAACTTGTTCGGACGATTGCGCCGTTTTCGTACTCGATACTACAGTCGCAAACGATATGGTTCATCCGCATATTATTTGCCCTTCCAGAAAACGCTGTCAAAGATGGAGCGAACAGGAAGAACGGAATGCCACGATCGAGATAGAATCCGCAGATTCGGGACAGGATTGAAAACGGTGGGTTGTCCAGAACAACAGCGCCCTCCTGGTAGTCGAATTTCTCATAATCGCTGCCGGGGTAAAATGGGCGCACAATTTTGGCCGGGTCGATGCCGTACTCCTTGCAGGCCCAGTCCTTGATGACTGCGTACACACTGGGCGGTGTATAGCAGTCGTCCGTGGTCTTTTTCGGCTTGAACTTCTCCACGAACTCTTCGTAAGACTCACCTGCTGCCATCGTCTTCATCCTCCTCGTCCGTGGTCTCTCTCGTTGCGCTCTCAGCCATCAGCGCGGCCTTGGCCTGCTCCTTTTGTTCCGGGGTCAGGTTGGGCAGCAGGTCAATGGCCATGTCCTGCCCGATAATGGGCGCTTCGGAAATCACCATGCTGACCTGTTCGGCGGTGTTGGTGATCTTGCTGCGGTTGAATGCCGGCATAGCGTTGTCAAAGCCAGCCAGTGCGCAGATCTGACGGATAAACGGCTTGACCTGCGCCTCGAAGTCGTCCGCGTTCTGGTTCAGCGGCTCATAGGCCGCGTCCAGATGGTCGTTGGTGCTGTCCGCGCTGACACAGTGCACGTCCAGCCCGCCGAAATCCTCATACACCCGGGTGTGGAGCAGCTCCAAAAGAGCCTGCCGGGCCGTCACAGGGATCTCGGTGGTGTAGGGGGTGATCTTGCCGCCCTCGCTGGTGTCTGCGCCTGCAATGTGGTACAGATTCAGCTTGACGAGGAACTCCTGCAGCTCGTCATCGGTCATGCCGTTGAAGTTCTCGCACAGCCAGTAGATCTGCGAAAAGTCCTGCAAGTCATTGCAGAAGCCGGACATCACCAAATCGGTGTTGTCAATGTAGGCTTTCAGCCCCACAAGGGTGCTCTGGTGCAGGTCGGAACCCCACAGCGGCACAATGGGAAGAGCACTGTAGTTTTCGCCCTCCACGCTTTCCAGCCCGCCGCCGGGTGTTGTGACGGTCACGCTCTTGTATGCCTGCTTCGTCACGGTCTCCTTCATCACATTGCCGATTTTGCTTTCCGTGTACTCGGTAAAGCCGTCCAGCTCGTACAGGATGTAGTGCATATCCGTGTCCGGGTTCAGCCTCCAGAAACGCACGCCTGCCTGCAAAAGGCCCGTCTTTTCATCGTACAGAGGCGCAAACTCGGTCAGCTTGAAAACCACCAGATGGTCGTTGTTCCAAAAGCCAAAGCTCTCTCCGTGGATCAGGGCGAAATATCCAGCCTTCTGGATCTGCTCATCAAAGTTCTGCCCCAGCCTGTCCTTGTCCACACCATCGTCCGCAAAGACCACGCCGTTGCCGAGGGAGTAGGTCGCCCGCTGCTTGTTGAGCCTCCTGAAAAGATTGCTCTTGACCATATCGGGGTGCAGGATGTCCTGCTTGGTGTTTTTGGATAGGCGTTTCAGCATCAAAGCGTAAGCCTGCGCGAAGCGTTCAGCCCCCGGGTTTTTCTGGGCATCGTACAGGTCAGCGTCCAGCGCCATCTTGTACGGCCCGGAAGTACAGTGCTGCTGCACGAAGTGCCGGATGAAATCAGGCTGTTCCCCGGCGGCTTGCGCCTGCTGAAAAGTCTGGAATGTGTATACAGTGCTCAAAATCAATCCCTCAGTTTCACAAGGCGCTTTGTGCGCACGAAGTAGCGGATAGCGTCCATGCAGTGGTCGTTGACCTTCAGCACGGTGTCGTCTTTATCCGGGTCCCAAGCGTATACGCCGAACTCTTCCAGCGTGTGCTTGCAGTCTTTGTAGATCTTCAGTCTCCCGGTCTGCAGCATGGTCTGCACGTCCAGAATGCCGCTCAGAACGTCGTTGTTTGCAGGCGTCTGGGTAAAGCCGTTCTTGCGCAGCTCTGTAATCAGGGGCAGGGCAGAGGGGTCAACGATGATCCTTTCCGGCTTGAGGCCATTCAGCCACGCTTTCAGGTCTGTGACATACTCGCCAACGGTCTTTTGCCGCTTCTGTTCGCGGCCGCTGTAGTAGTACTCCCGGGTGACGATCCAGCAGTCTGCATCTGCCTGCTTTTGGAACAGCAAAAAAACCGTGGCGTTCTGGGTGCCGAAGTCGCACGCCACATAAGCGCTCTTTGGAGACAGCGCCGGGAGCTTGTCAATGACGTGCTTCTTGCGGTCGAACATGTCATAAACAAGGCCCTCGGCTACCGTCCACAGCCCCAGAATGTAGCGCTGATAGAAAACGCCGCTGTACTGGCTGCGGTATCTGGCCTTGATGTCCTCGGAAAGCGACAGGTTGTCGTCCATCGTGAAATGGAGATACATCATCTTGCGGGAACGGCACTTGCGCACCCACTCCAGATAAAACCAGTGCTGTGGGCTGCCCGGGTTGCAGTTGAACCAGAACTTTGACCCGGTGACAGAGCAACGGGCTGTGGCCTGATTGACGAAGCTCTGCGGCATCAGGGCCGCCTCGTCGAAGAACGCCCCGGCAAGAGTGATGCCCTGGATCAGGTCTTGGCTGCTCTCGTCTTTGCCGCCGAAAAAGTAAAACTCGTTAACTTTGCCACCCTTGCTGACGGTCATGCAGTTTTCGGCACGGTGTTCCTTGACGTTGTAGCCACGGGCTGCAAGCTGCTGCTTGAGCGTGCCCAGCACGTTGCGCCGGAAGCTGGCAATGGTCTTGCCACACATGGCAAACTGTTGGCCGCTGTAGCAGGTCATAGCCCACTGGACAAAAGAGAAGCTCATGGCAAAGGTCTTGCCCGAGCGGATAGCGCCGTCTGCAATGATGCCGTTGTAACCGCTGTATGCGCTTTGCGGTGTCCACCAGCTCAAGACCTGCTTTTGCCGCTGGCTGAGGGCTTTCCAGCGAAAACCGTTACTTTTCCGCATGGTCGTCCTCTTCCTCTGGCAGCATCTCCACGTCATCCGGCGGACTGATATCTGCGGCAGCGCTCAGGGCCTCAAGCAGGCCATCGTCCGGGGCTTCTATGCCGCTCTGGTCTCCCAGCATAGCAAACTTGTCCACGATGGTGCCAAACGCCGTGGACAGCTGCGGCAGCGTTGCCTCTGCGATCTTGTCCGGGTCTGCCATCGCCTGAAGGTACAGCCCGAGAAGATCCTGTGCTTCCCCGCGCTTGCTTCCTAAGTAGGAAAGCATGTCCTGCGTGTTCTGCTCTTTTTTTAAGGCGCACAAATCCGCGCACTTGGGATTATCTTTCACGATTTTCCGCACAGTGCTTTCTGCCACGTCGTTCAGCTTGGCGGTTCTGGCGTAGCTCTGCAGCTGCACATAGTCAGCAATGATCTTCTTTTTTTGTCTGTCTGTCAGCCGCTTTGCGCTCACCGCCACCACCTCTCTAAACTCGTGCAAAAGAAAAACCGCCCGGAAATCCGAACGGTCAAAATATCGAATGTGCCGCTTGCAGGGCTCGAACCTGCACACGTCCGGTTATGAGCCGGATGCTCTGGCCGACTGAGCTAAAGCGGCATAAGAAAAACCAGCTTTGCTGCATGGAGCTCATCATGCAAAAAGCTGGTTTTTAATTGTATTGTATCAGCAGCGGTTAATCCGCACGGATAGCAGGCCGTGCTCCTTGGATACAGCCACGGCCCCCGATCTCTGCCCGAGGCTCGCGTTTTGTGTGGTCTGCACGGAAACCGAAACGCCGCGCATAGCGCACAAGGTGGCTTTCTTTGTTGCTGATCGGTAAGGCCGAGAGGATAAGGCCAGCGCCGAGACGCGTCAAAAACTTTGCCATGTCGCAAATCAGTTCTTTCAAGCGCTCAAACATTTGTATGCCTCCTCTCCAAAAGTGTCCACTGTGGACACTCTAAAATCACGCTAGCCGCCAGCTGGATTTGAACCAGCACCCACGGAATGGATGTGCGCAGTGGTTGGCTGTGCAGTGATGTTCCCGTGGTGTCACCAACGTTGTCCCGCCTTAAATGGGCGGCGCTCTGCCAGTTGAGCTATGACGGCATATAAGCAGCACCCGTGCATTCAGTTTGTTGGACATGCGTCAAACGGTGGGCGCTGCTGCATCCGGAACTTTTGCGGCCAGATGCCCCGCTATTGCGCGGCCCCCTCATAGGGCACGCAAGCACTCCCGGCAGGGCTCGAACCTGCAACATGCGGTTTTGGAGACCGCCGCTCTACCGCTTGAGCTACCGGAGTATAAAAAAGCCGCCCTTGGAATCGAACCAGCCGTGTCTACACACACGCGCCGCGCTCCAAACTGCGCTCAGGCGGCATATAAAAACAGCTCCGGTTCGCCGCCGGGGCTGTTGGTTGGCGCACATCCTGTCAGGAAAGCTACACCTTGGCAAGGATTCTAAGGCCTTTTCTTGGCACGGGAGGTTACACGTGCGACCTTGCGGGTTGTCTAGTCCATGCGCCATACGGTGCGATACGGCGGAATCGAACCGCCTCCTGTCTCTCATGAGCGGCAGGCTGCCTTTGTGTCAGTGTATCGCATAGAAGCAGCCCGCGAAACGTGAAGAGAGAGCAAAGTCCGGTACCTGCAAGCAAAAAAGGAGGAAAATGCCAAGAAGGGACACGTTTCGGAGGCTGCGTGCATCGGTTTGCCTTTTGGCTTTTCCGATGATACAATTTTACACCATGCGATAGTGAAACCGCAATGTAATGACAGTGCAATGTTTTTAAAGGCTCAGTTCCTCCATTGCTTTGCGCCGCAAGACATAGACCATGCGCAGAGAGTAATTCATATCTTTTGCGACCCTGTCCCACGTGAGGCAATCGAGATAGTACTTGTACAGCACCGTGTATGCTTTTTCGTTCTGGATCCGGTCAAGTGCGCTTTTGATCTCAAGAAACAGCCTGTCGCAGACCGCTCTTTGCTCATAAGCGCGTCGCTTCGCTTCCTCCTCGCGTTCCACTGCCCGGGCAAGGCTCTGGCCATCTTTGCTGCCGCCCGGGGCCGCGCTGAGGCTCTGGGTAATGTGCCGGGTGGCCTCCTGTGCTTCGGCCAGACGGTCAGACAGCAAGTAGTATCTTTTTTCTGCTTCGCGGTAGCGGTTCAGCCATGCCTTGACAGACCGGTAATCGGTTCCGTCCGGCTTTGGCGTGTCGGTTTCAGGTGTCCATGTGCGTGTCATTGTTTTCCTCCTTGCTGGCGAAAATCTCAAAAGTGACTTTTAGCTTCCTGTTTCCGATAACGCCCCACACCTTTTCGAGCTTCGTTTTGTCTGAATTCCCCATTTCAGTAATAAAATGAGTCAGAACAGCGGAAACTGCTTCGTCGGTCACATCAGACTTGCTTCTCCATAACTGCAATCCATCTTTCCGCTGCTTCATCATCGTTCCGGCATAGATGGTTCCGAATAGCCCACATCCAACATGATATTCAGCCATTTTCGTCCTCCATTTCTTCAATCCAGATCTCCACTCTGGGGTTTTGTTTGTCGTAATCCACCCGGCTGCCATCGTGGGCAGACACGATCTTGCTGTTGTCGTCCTCCAGCACGCGGGCTTTTACCAGAATGTCCGTGGTAGCCTCGATGAGGTTTGCCAGATCGACCCGGCGGGCGGTCTTCATGTAGTATACGCACCGCACGTTCACACGGGCAGAGATAGGGCTGTTCGGCCTTTTGATTTGCCGCAGGCAGTCCGTCTCATAATCCACGTAGGCCTTGCTAGGGGCCACAAAGCGCCCACCTGAGCGGCTTCTGAGGATGCGTGCGGAGTTTTTCTTTGTGCGCGGGTCGCCGTAGAGGGTCAGTTTCATCTGCCGTCCTCCACGTAGCACCAGCTTTGGGGTGGGTGTTCGATTCCGAATGCTTCTCCCCGGCAAATCAGCTTTTCTGCGTCCCATCTGCGGCAGGTGCAACAGTCTCCGCGATGCGTACAGGGCTGTATTGCCCAGAAATCTTTAAGCTTTACTGGCTTTTTGTAGAGTTTGAAGTTTGAAATATGCCAGCAGTACGCATCGCGGCAGTCAATCAGCCTCCGTCCTTTCCAGCCAGCATAAGCCTCTACCTGCTGCGGTGTAAGGCAGCTTCCCAAAATCCTTTCTTCGAGATTCCCCGGAATAGAGCTTGTAAGCGGAGTAATTCTATCTATATCGTTGCAGGTGAACTCGCCAATGACGCGCCCCATTTTCCCTGGCCAGCCGCCGTGGACCTTCGCGGACACGTCCCAGTTACGGTCGTCCGAATTAAACTCTTTACTCGCCGTCCGGGTGCAGTAGATATACGCCCTGAACGGCGTTTCCAGCTTCGGGCGGGTCTTGCGCACCTCAATGGTCTTTTGCCCCCGAATGATGAGGTCGCACCATTCAGGCCGAATGCTCATCAAGATAGCCTTCATTTTTTCACCATCCCTTCCATTGCCAGCTGCTCGCACTGCTTTTCAGCTTCCCGGCGCTGCTGTTCATACTCAAACAGCATATCTGCGTACTCATTGCCCACCCGGCGGATGGCCGTTTCCAGCATCTCCGTCACAAGGTCGTGGTACTTGTCCGCGCCCTTGCGGCTGTTTCTGGCAGCTTCCCGGGCTTCCCACAGGTCGGTGAGCTTGTCCCGCCTGTCGGCGGTGATCTCGCCATAGCCGTAGGCATCCTGGATCTGTTCCATGCTTTCCCAGCCTTCCAGCTCAGCAAATGGGTCAGCTTCAGCCTTTGCCATGCTGCGGGCTTTGGTCTTTTTCTTGACGTACCGGGTCAGACCGTCCTGCATCACGGCGCGGGCGTCGTCCATCGCCTTGCGGATGGCCTTGACTTCCCGCTCTCTTTTGAGCTGGTCGGGCTGGCTGGCCCATTCGGCCATCAGCTCGGATTTCGTTTTCGGTTTCATGTTCTTCCTCCGTTCTCACAGCTTCCCGAATGCGCAGTCTGGCAAGCTCAGCTTTCGCATACCACAGCTGCCAGTTGCCAAACCATCCCTTGTGGAGCAGTTTCCCGCCGTAATAAATAAGCTCCTGCTCCATCAGGTGGTCGAGAAAGACGATGTAAGCGCCGGGCTTGTACCTCATTTGCTCACCCCCTGAAATAAGCTTGTCTGTTCCGCCACCGGCATGATGTACTCCGCCCACGGCCTGCGCAGCGGATCACTGCACCAGATCATTTTCTCTTCGTTCTCAGTCATTCGCTTTGCAAGCCGGGCGGCCTCTTCTGGCGTGTAAAACAGCTTTTCGCCGATGTCCTTCAGTGGATAGGAGTACGGCGTCATAAACCCGCCCGCATTCTTTCCCGTCAGCCTGATCTCGGTGTAACCGCCCTGAAAATATCCGGTCACACGGGCTTCGCGGATCACGTATTCCATCAGCGGCCCCGCGCGGGTCTTTTCGTAGTACAGGTGTTCCAGCACATGCCACATGGGCGTGCCGATGGGCGGCTTATGGGTTCTCACCGCTTTCTTCCTCCCATCCATCCTTCTTTGTCGAAGTCGTTGCGGCTGATCCGCTCCGCCGCATGGTTCCCGTTGGTGTAGATGCGCTGCGCTTTCAGCTGACGCTTGTACTCGGCGTACCGTGGGCAGCTGTCGGGGCAGATCGGGTGCCGGTCGGGGCAGTCTTTGCAGGGTTCAAGAATCATCATCTCTCAAGCTCCTTTCTTGTCGGCTCGCTCGCCCGCAGCCTTGCAGCTTCACGGGGGGCAGTGGTGATATCGGCCTGCGCCTGCTTCAAAAATTCGGCACGGCGGTATGTAAGATCCGGCATTTCAGCCAGCTCCGCAAGCCCTCCCACGCTCCCGGCATAGGATTTTGCTGCCGGGGGGAGTTGGTCATACAGGGCTTTCAGCTCTTTCTGTCCGTCACTACGCAGCAGCCCGCCATTTTCGTCAATGCCGATCACCATCGGGAACTTTCGCCAGCTCAAAAATGTCTGTGCCTTGCGTGCCGCTACAGCCAGAGCTTCCCATTCAGCGGACGGGTCAAGACACTGGGAAAGCTGCTTGAAGATGTCGGCCACCGTGACCGGATAAACGCATACCCGGTTTGCCGCCAGAAAAGCCCGCTTGACAGTATCGCCGTCATAATCGCCAAACTGGTACGCCCACACATCGATGGTGGTCTGCATCTCCTCATCGGTCAGTGGCTTAGACCCCAGCTTGTACAGCACAAAATTCATGCGGATCAGCTTTGCCACGTCTTCCCGTGTCATGTCTCAAACCCTCTTTCTCTGTCCATCTTCGCCAGCACCCGTGCAAGCTGGTCGTCTACGGTCTCGGTTGGCTGCTTGCCTCTCGGTCTGGCTTGCCGGCTTTGCTCGTTGGCTTCCACATCCCCCGGTGTGCGCAGGCCGTCCCGTTTCCATCCGGACAATATGCCGTTGATGTAGTTCCACGAGCGCTTTCCAGCTTCTGTGGCCTTGTCAATCGCCAGCAGGATCATCTCTGTGCTGTACTCCTGCCGCCACTTCTGCAGCTTGTCCAGTGCAGAGCGCGGGAAGTCCCCAACAGCCTGCTGATAATGCTGGACGATTTTTGAAAGTTCTACGTCAACGGCGGCGGGGGCGGCGCTATTATATATATCCCCGTTAGGGGATATAACAGTTCCAGTTCCAGTAACAGTTCCAGTTCCAGTAACAGTTCCAGTTCCAGTAACAGTTCCAGTTCCAGTAACAGTTCCAGTTCCAGTAACAGTTCCAGTTCCAGTAACAGTTCCAGTTCCAGTAACAGTTCCAGTTCCAGTAACAGTATCATTATAGTTACCACTTGCTTGCACTTGGTAGCATGTGCTAGCATTTGCTGATTTTGCTTGCATTTGAGCAGCACGGGCTTTTCCGGCTTCCCGGCGCTTTTGCTTGACGTTCTCGTACTTTTCTGCAGCCGAATCCACGCCATTGCACATGAATCGGAAATTTCCGCGCATTCCACGGTCGGAAAATGTTGGTTTTTCGCCTGTTCGGACGTACTTTGCCAAAGCCCGCATTAGCTGTCCTACTTCGGCATCCGTGTACTCTTCCAGCGCGTCGAACCAATCCAGATACGCTACAAACGACTTTTTTTCTTCTTTTGCCACTTGCTCACCTCCTTTGCCCGCCCGTATAGCCGGATAGCACAGCTTGCGAAATCAGAAGGGGAGATCTTCTGCGTCTTCGTTGATGGGGTCATACTCGGTAGATGGAGCCGGTTCTGGCGCGGCAGTGCTGTGCGGTGCGTAATCCGCAAGCGTTTCATCGGGATACATCTGCGCACCCTGCAGATCTGCCGGGTTTGCTGCCGGTTCTGCAGGTTCCGGCGGAGGACCGGGGTGTGCCATCAGGTCGATCATCTGTTGCAGCCAACGGAATGTCACAAGCCCACCGGGCTGAACATCATCCGCGTCCACATCGTAGTAGGTCTTGCCGTTGTACTCCCGCTCTTTCAGCTTCTGGGCAAAAACCGTGACCTGATCGCCTTTCTGCAGCATGCCGTCCCACTGGTCGATGCCGTGCCAGAGGTTCACGCCTACAAAAAAGCTCTGCCATTTTCCGGTCTCGTCCTGTGTGCGGCTGGCTTTCAGGTCGAACTTCAGCACCCGCTTCTGCCCGATGTCCCGGAGTACCGGGTCTTTGGCAATCTCACCGTGCAGCATGATGCCGTTCTTGGTCTGGACGATCATGCATCATCACCGCCAAACGGGTCATCGGCGGGCGGCTCTTCCGCAGGCGCTTCCGGAGCGGGGATCAGCGTGCCTGCCGTCTTGCGGTGGCGGTGGGAGCCTGCGAAAGGATCCAGCACCGGAAGCTCTTCGGGCGGCACCTCGCGGGCGGTGCTTTCAGCGTCCACACGCACCTCGCTCTCATCGTACAAAGCGCCAAAGGTAGACGGGAACGCTTCACGAAGGGCGTGCACCAGCGCTACCTTGCGGATCATGGTGGCCTTTTTGCCGTTCCAGAGAGATTTGCCGGTGTCATACTCGCTGAGCTTGACTTCCTCATAGCTGGCGCGGGTGCGATCCTTACGGTAGACCTTCGCCCAGCCGCCGAGAAGGGTCTCGCCGCTGTCTCCATCATAGACGATAGATCCCTCACGGTTCAGCAGCTGGCCATCTGCGGTCAGGACGATCACGCCAGCTTCAAAGCCGTCAAAGTTGGGGTTGCGCTCGGCCATCTGCAGATAGCAGTTTTTGCCCAGCACAATGGTGCTGGCAGTGTCATCGTTTTTGTTATCGTAGTGGATCAGGTAGGCTTCTTTGGTGAAGGGGTTCAGGTGGTACTGCTTGCAGGTTTCCAGAAAGATTTTGCATTCAGCATCGGTGGCCTTGGGGCAGATGAAGTCGCGCACGTCTCCAAAACTCACAGTGAAGTGCTGACCGTCAGCACCGGTGATCTCCACCGGCACGGACGGGGATGCGGCCTGCATAGCGGTGCTGCCTGCACGGTTGGCATTCTGAATGGAACGGTTTGCCAGAGACTGTGCGTTGGAAACAGACGAAGTAGGCGCGGGTGCGCCGGGACGAGTAAATGCCATAAGTAAATACCTCCAAAATTATTTGATAGAACCATAGCGGAAACCGCGCTCTGCGGCTCCCTGCTTGAACCATGCAATATCCTCGCGGGTGAACTCTACCCAGAAACGATACTGTTTGCGGGCAGGAGCTTCCGGCTGGACAGGTGCTGCAAAGCGCTGCAGCACTTCACAGTCCAGTCGTCCGGAAGCGGTGATAAAGGCGTTGCGTTGGGCGCTCTGTTCAGCTTCCGCCTTGAGCTGACGCTCTTCCTCGGTGGGAGGGATGATTACCGGTGCGGCTGCGCGGGCACGTTCTGCGGCCTGCCTTTCTGCTTCTGCGCGGCGCAGCTTTTCCCGGTTGTCCTGCAGGCGCAGGTGTTCGGCAAGCGCGGCGTTCAGATCCAGAACACGAAGATATCCCAGCTTGCAGGCTTCAGCATCTTCGCCGCAGGTGTCCTGAATGATTTTCAACTCTTTCCGCCGTGTTTCAACATCCCGGCGCAGCTCCCGGCTGGCCTTTGCCAGATCATAGGTCTTGTTGAGCCACTGGGGCACAAGCAGGCGGTCAAAGGGGATAAGCTCCCGCAGTTCTCCGATGCAGTCGGCATAGACAGCCCGCAGCGCATCCTGCTTATCCTGCCTCTCGGCTTCCTCCACAGCCTTGACCTGCTGGTCAATGGCACCGGAGACGGCCTTACACTGGCCCTGCATCTGCTTGGCGCTCTGCAAGAACTCTTCCAGCGGCTTCATGTAAAAGGCCTTTGCACTGCGGGCAGCATCCGAGAGCTGCTTGTCCAGCTTGTTCACGGCTGCGCGGTCGGCCTTGGCATCCTTGATGGTCTCCGGGGTGTAGACGCGGCCAGTGTAGGCGGCCAGCATCTCGGTCAGGTTCTGCTGCACCTCGGCTTCATTCCACCGGATCGCGGGCAGTTCCGGGTGCTCCACCCGGACGGTCAATTCTTCTTGCATAAATATTCACCTCGCATACACAACGTTCATATCAGCGTCAAACACCCTGTACAGCCGTTCGGGCTTTCTCTTTGCCAGTTCATCGGCAATCACAATTGCATCCGAAGCAACCGGAAATTGCTGTTGCGAAACAAGCGCTGGCGGCTCTTGCTTCACATCGTAAATTCTCAAAAGTGCCACTTGTAAAACCTCCTGTTTTATGTTATTTTTGTGGTGATGGGCGGCGAAACTCATCATCCCTCGGGCTTGTCCGTGTTGGCGCACGGGCAGGCTCTACTTTTTTTGTGTCATACACGGTGTACCACATGACATGGTGGACAGCGTCAGGCATACGTGATCTCTCCAGATTCCTCTTGCAGCATCTCCCGCACGTTGTCCATTTCTTCGGCGCACATCTCCCAGACGTTTGCCCGTGCGGAGTATCCGGCCCGGACGACAATGTCATCTGAGGTTTAGGCTTCTCGCCTGCAGCGTTCAGCAAGCCGCGTGTAGGATTTGACTTTGTCCTCAACGTACTCTTTAGCCGTCATCATGCCCCGCGCTCCTGATTCTCCGGATATTCCGGGTTGCGGGCGTGGGTGCGGTTGATCTTGCCATACTTGCGCCGCTTTGCGGCTCTCTCCCTGTCCTCTGCGGCAAAGCCCAGACGAGCCAGCAGAACAGCGGCCAAAATCAGCACCAGCGACACCGCAAACAGCGTGCCGGAGATGTATCCGGTGGTCTGCGCAGTGCCCTCTGCGCCCATAGCTGCGCCCATTCCAACGCCGCCAAAAATGACGGCCATCCAGTAGTAAGTAGTGGATTTGAGCTTCATTCTTTCGGGTCCTCCTTTGTGTAAACCTTTTCGAGCTTGTAAAAGTCCTTCACCCACGCCATAAATCCGGCGCGTGAGATCAGCGGAGCGGCGCTCTTGGTGCCAATAGACGGCACCGCCCATGCCGGGAAGCTGCCGGCCTGAATCATACCGGTAAAGATCGGCTCGCTCACCGAAATGTTGTTGTCACGCATGATCTGGCAGCACTCTGCAATTCCCATGCTCTTCTTCACTGCCGCACCCCTCCTTTTTTCCTCTCAGCTGCCGTTTCAGCTGGATGTGCTCCAATCGTTCCGGCTGCCTTGCATCCCAGCGCTGTTCAAGCCAGCGCTTTTTGTAGTGCTTCTTCACGGCTTGGCCTCCACAAACTCACCATTTTTGAGGGTATAGTAAACGTTTTCTCTGATGGCAGAACCGTCTACGCGGGCCATTTTGGCACAGATCATGTGGCCGTCATCGTCATACTCTGTCAACACGAGATAGCAGCCCAGTGTGCCGCGCGCCTTGCTGTGTGCGCCGTTTGCAACGGCAATGTTATCTTTGCCGTCTGCTTTTGCTCTGCAATAAGCCCCAGTGGCTGCCGCCGTGCTGTAACAGCCGCTGGAACCCGCCGTGCTGTAATAGCCGCTGGAACCCGCCGTGCTGTAATAGCCGCTGGAACCTGCCGTGCTGTAATCGCCGCTGGAACCCGCCGTGCTGTAATAGCCGCTGGAACCTGCCGTGCTGTAATAGCCGCTGGAACCCGCCGTGCTGTAATCGCCGCTGGAACCCGCCGTGCTGGAATTGCCGCTTGAACCTGCCGTGCTGGAACAGCCGCTGGAACCTGCCGTGCTGGAATTGCCGCTGGAACCTGCCGTGCTGGAATAGCCGCTGGAAAAAGGTTCTTTGCCCTTCACCCGATTAAAAACGGCATTCACCGTAGCTCTTACCAGCCCTGCAAAATTCACCTCACCTTTCACCGTAAGCTCAGTGCAGGACAGCTTACTGCCATTTCCGCTTTTATCCACGTTCCCGCCGCACTCGACCTCAAAAAAGCGCGGGCTATCCTTCAACGGGTAGTAGTGCAGCACATCCAGCGGGTTCTCGCAGGCGTGCATACCAGCATGGCAGCAGTCGGCCTCCGGCTCTGTGTAGGTCTTGCCCACCTCGTACTGCTTGTCACGGCACATCATGTTTTTGTCCATGGCCTTATATGCGATGATCTTCTCACTCATGTGCGGTGTCCTCCTCAAACGTCTGGTCGATGGCCTGCATGATGCTTGCAAGGCTTGCCAGCGTGCTGTATTTCTGCTTGTAGGTCTGAGCATCCCGCCGGGCGTCGGCCATCATCTGGTCGCGGAGGTCCGACTTTTGCAAAACCTCTTCCAGTGGCATATAGCAGCGGCCCTCGTTCTCTTCCTCGGTGGTCTGCTCCGGCTCTTCATCCACTTCCAGGATGCAATCGGCAGCTTTCAGCGGCAGGGAAGAAACCACCTTGACGTTGACGTATGCCCGCACCGGCGGGCGCTCCTCGCGGATAATGCGCACCGCACCGACCATCTGGCGGGCCTGCCCCTGCCGATACTTCTCGGCGGCAACATCGTCCCGCCACTCGAAGTCCTCATGCAGCACCGATTCCTGCGGCCTTGCGCTGTCCACCACCGCCGCCGGGGTCAGTTTGCCGTCCCGCCTGCGGATTTCTTCAAACGCATCATGCGCCTGTTCTGCGGTTGCGTGGTAGAGCGCTGCGGTGCGCTCATTTTTCCACGCATAGCCTTTAATATTTTTCATATGCAACCTCCTGTTTTTGATTTTGGCATTCCATGCCAGCCGAAGCACGACAAAACCCAACTCACCTCACCTCGCCAGCCGTACCTCATCATGACTTGCCTCAACACACGTCACCAAACCAGCCACTCCATAAGTACCTTGCCACAGCTCGCGGAACCTGACCGTGCCAAACCAGCCTAACCTTACCTCGTCTCGTCCAACAAGAACGCACCGTACCTTGCCAGCCGAAACATACCTAACCGGAGCCTTCCTCACTCCGCCGCTCCTAACCATGCCTGCCGTGCCTAGCCACACAACGCCGTAGCTCGCCTAACCGGCCCTGCCGAAGCTTAACATGCCAATGCCCGCCTTGGCTCACCTAGCCAGCCAGATCAATCAAAGTTCTTGTTGACGTGGAACTTGCCGCAGCTGCCGCCCTTTTCAATGCGCCACTCGCCCAAGCCGCACATATCGCCGCCCAGCTCGATCATGTTTAGGATGCTGTCCAGGTCGATCATGCCGCTGCCGCTGTTGTACTCAATGCGCAGGTCTGCGTACCAGTTATAAAACTTCGGGCGGTAACGCAGGTCAGAGGTACCCATGCCGATTTTCACCTCGTCCTCTGCCATCTCAAACTTCGGCTTGCTTTCATCGAAGGTCTTGATCTCGATAAATTCCGGGTCATCGATGCCAAAAACGTGAAACAGACCGTTGCCGGTGACTTTATTCTTCATCGCGCCAATGCGGTATGCTGCGGAAATGGCAGCAGCCTTGACGGCACAGGCCGGGAAGCCAAAGCGAGCCGTCTTTCCGTACTGGTGCAGCAAATCTTCCGTCCAGTCGCTGTAATCAATGTCCGGCTTGCCATCCAGCCAGTAGAGAGCTTCGGCACACTCGCCCGCCGGGTTCTTGGCGACCTTGTCCTTCTTCAAGAGCTTTTTGCCCTGCTGCGCCTGCAGCATTTCCTTCTTGGCCTTCTCGCTCCATGCATGCACCAGCAGGGGGCTGTCGCCCACAATGCGGATGGTGTACTCGGCCTTGATGATGGGTTTGACGCAGATAAACGTGGTCTCGTTAGTAGTAGCTTTTTTCATCTTTGTAACCTCCAAAATATATTGCTTACGCCACGCCGTCCTGGTTATGCTGCCGGGCGGCAAGCTCCATCTGCTCCACGCTCTGCCTGCGCTCCACGCTGGGCAGCATTCCCACGGCCTTGAGCTGCTCATAAATGAACCGCTGGCCCGCTTCCGTCCAAACGGTGGTGTTTGGCGTGGTGATCTTGCCACTGTTGTGCTCAAACGGACGGCCTTTGCGGTTTTTGGTGTAACCTTTGCCGCTATACTTTGCGTATAACACCCACTGCCCGTCGCTGTTCTTCCACTAGATTTTCAGCCCGTGCAGGATGCTGTTCAGCTTCTCGCCGCTCATGCCGTAATCCTTTGCAATGCTGGTAGCCGTCCGGCAGTTATCGCCAATGCACACGGCCCTGGCATACTCTGCATCTGGCTTCAGATCGCTGTTCTCTGCCAAAAGCTGTTTGTTTACGGCCTTGAGCTGGTCGTTCTGCTTCTGGGCGATAAGCACCGCCCGGCGCATGACCGCTTCCGGGCTGTTCCACTGCGCCTCCACGGCCAAGAAATATTGCCGGGCCTGCTTGCCACGCTCGTTGCGCTGGATCATGCACAGCTCTTTGGCCATTGGGATGGTGAGTTGGTGGTCAATCGACCTTCCGCCGTTTTCTAAATTTTTAGAAAGCGACACATAATCGATGTTTTCAGTGAATCCGTATGCAGACATATTCTTGAACCAGTCTGCATACTTGGATTTGACTTCCAAGAATTCGTGCAGCTCCCGGCCGCTCACCGTGGGGCGCTCCGGGTTATCGTAGCTAACTGGAATCAGTGTTTTCAGATCGTCCATGTCCTTCCCTCCTATCACGCCACCCCGTCCTGCTGGTTCTGGCGGTCGTTCTTGCGTACCGCTGCCATGCCCATGCCCATCCAGAGCAGAGTCTGCTTGTCCCGGGGGTCCAGCGAGTCAAACAGCTCGTTGACCAAAGCGTCCGCAGCGTGGGCCCCGTCAATGGGGATGCTGTACCGCTCTGCGGCCAGATCTGTGCGGTTCTTCTTTGCCTTTGCCATAAAATCAACTCCTTCTGTGGTTGGCACCCACGACCTTGCCCGGCTGGCTGCCGGGTGGTTTCGACCCTTGCCACAGGGTCATCATCGGGTGGGTCAATAGATTTCCCTCTCAAGCCTGAAATGCCGGGCACACAGTGCCGCGGAAGTGGGTGAGACGGATCGCGTGCTTCAGCTCCTTCTCGCTCATGCAAGCGGCAGGAATCTTGCTGACAAAGCCAATCGCCCACCAAAGGCCCTGCACCGTCTGGCGGTCCAGAACGGCCCGGCGCTCGGCGTCGGTCTGGGCGGCGTTGTACCGCTTGAGGGTGTTATTGCAGTCTGCGGCGAAGTTTGCCGGGATGTTAATAGAAAGTGCATTCATGTTTTTGCCCTCCTGTTTGCTTTCGTTTGCTAACCTTGTGAGATTAGTATAGCACACATAGTTAGATTTTGCAAGCATTTTTTCGGATTTTTTTCAAAAATAAGTTGACATAGTTAGAATTTTGCACTATAATATGAAGCGTAAGGAGGGCAAGTAAATGAACGAACGAATCGCACTTGTCCGCAAGAGCTTAGGCCTTACGCAAGAGAAGTTTGCAGAGCAAGTAGGTCTATCCCGTAACTTTATGTGGATGATCGAAAGCGGTACACGAGTCCCCAGCGACAGAACAATTTCCGACATCTGCCGCGAGTTTAACGTCAATGAGACGTGGCTGCGCACGGGTGAAGGGGAGATGTTCAACCAGATCACCCAATCGGAAAAGCTCGCAGCGTTCCTCGCCGACATTACGGCGGATGAGGGAGACGACTTCAAGCGTCGGTTTGTGGAGATGCTGGCAGAGCTGGAGCCCGAGGACTGGAAGCTTTTGGAGCGGATGGCTGAAAAGCTGCAAAAAAAAGAGGGAAACCCGTAAGGGTTCCCCTTCTTTTGTTACCTTGATTTATTTAATCAGCTTGCTGGCGTAAACCCAGACCAGGCGCAGCTTGCGCGGATCTGCCTTTTCCAGCAGTTTGATAATTGCGTCAATGTAGCCTTGTCGGTCTGTGGTGTTCATTCTGATTCCTCCTGTGTAATGTAAAATCAAAAGATGAGGTATAAACATGGCAAATATCTGTCCCGTCTGCGGTGGCAAGTTGGGTCTGCTGAACCGTGAGAAAAGCGCTGACAGCTTGATTTGCGCCAGCTGCAGCAACTTTTTCTTTTCAAAATTGGGTATCCGGGCAGCAAAGCAACCGACAGCCGCCCTTGCTGATTACTGGGCTACACTGGAACAGCGTCGGAAGGTGTTCAAAGAAACCGATTCCATCTATGATGGAGACGCTCTCTTTGTGTCGATTGACAAACCCAACCGGCTGTTTTGCATTGGACACCGCAGTGGTGATAAAGGCCCTCGCATGATTTACAGCTTTGATGAAGTCGCTGGGTATGATTCTGATACTCCTGACGATCTGACGGTGACAGAGACAAAGGGCGGTATCGGCCGTGCCGTGATCGGTGCAGCCGTTGCCGGGCCTGTGGGTGCGATCGTGGGCGCTACCACCGCTAAAACAGAGACCCGCAAGGGCCGCAGTAAAGAGAGCGTGTCTATCCACTTTGCGCTTCCACTAGGCGAAAGCAACTTGCTGACAACGGTTTATCCAGGCGGAATGACTGCGTTTCTCAAGAGTTGCAAAGGCTCTTCAGAACAGCCGCGGGGCACCGCTCCGGCTGCCCCCAGCTCCGCCGATGAACTTTTGAAGTTTAAGCAGCTACTGGATATGGGGGCCATCACGGAAGCGGAGTACAACGCAAAGAAATCTCAGTTGCTTGGCCTGTAAGCCTGTTCACAACCATATTATAAAACCGCTGGTTGTTGACGTCAATCCCCATTCGAGCACTGTTTTTAGTGAAAAAATCCACAAAAAAATGCGTATTTGCAAGATGCGCGCGGCATGCACGAGCAATGTGCAAAAAATGCACGTTGCTATTCGCGGTTGCAAGGATGTTGCAAATTTTGCAACAGGTCAGCAGCCAGCGCCCCGCCCTGCGTACCGGCTGCGTTACGCAGGGCTTGCACCTCCGGCAGGGCCTTATCTTGAATGTAAGCGCGAGCAAGGCGCTGCTGCTCCGGGGTCATATCCAAATAGCAGGCCAGCAGGGCACGGGCATGGGTGCGAAAGTGTGACAGCTTTTTCATAACTCATTCCTCCCAAGGTGCAGGGGTGTGGTCGGTGCCGGTCAGGATGCTGGCGGGCATTCCATCGATGATGGTCATTTCAGCTTCTTTGACGTTTCTTTGCTCAAAATCCATTTTGTTTTCTCCTTTCTTTTGTGCACATCTACGATTTATAATCCAGATTTTACCATGCGCCGTTGGAAAACAAAATACGGATAAAATTTGTCGAATGGCGCAGACTTTTTCTGCGCCATTTTTTGTTAAAAACACACTGGTTTTATGGGGGTGAAAGTATGAGTTATTTTACGGCGAGCCAAATCGGAAAGGCACTTGCAAAAACGCGGGTGTCTGCTGGCCTGAGCCAAGCGGAGATCGCAAGGCGCATCGAAAAAGGAGAGCGCACCGTGCAGAGCTGGGAAAAAGGATGCACCAGCCCGGACAGTGACGAGATCATGGACTGGTGCACGGCGTGTGGGGTGTCGCCCATCACGGTGTTCATGGAGATGACTCACCCGGATCTGTACAAAGTGCCGGATAACGGAAAGGCGGACGATGAGCTAAACGCGGAGTTGCGCCGTCTCGTGGTAAGCCTGCCGCCACTGACGAAAAAGCTGCTTCTCTTCATACTGAAGGGCAGTCACGGAAGCAGCCCGCCCGCGGTGATCTCCGAGGTGGCAGCGAACTTGCACTGTCCGCTCAATAACCGGGTCAGTGTATGCGGAACAATCATCGACCAATACAACTTTGCCCAGAGCATGGGCCTAGATCCATGCCCGGACGCTCCGCAACCTCCCATTGACGACCTGAAGATCAACTACAAGGCCGGAAGGACCGCTGCTGAAAATGGTGCCTTCGGATATATCGGGCAGAAAAAGGAGTAAGCCATGAAATGCGTGAGACCATGCTGCCGGAAGGAGATCCCGGATGGTGCTTCTTTTTGTCCGTGGTGCGGGAAGAAGCAGCCGGAAGCCTCCCCGCAGCAAAGAAAAAAGCGCCGCCGTCCCAAGGGCAGCGGCAGCGTGTATAAACTGAGCGGGGCACGGGCAAGACCGTATGTGGCGCTTACAGCCCAAAGGGACGTTCTGGGGACGTTTGAAACGGCAGGCGAAGCCGTACAAGCACTGGACGCTTACAACGCCCAGAACACCCCCGCAGCGCGTCTGAAATGCACCTTTGCGGATGCCTATGCCCAATGGAGAATGCAGCCAAAGTTTGAAAAGCTCAGCACAGACATGCAAAAGGGGTACGAGCTGGCCTATGCAAAGGCTGCGCCGTTATACGACCGACAATTGCGGGACTTGAAAGCGGCAGATTATCAACAGGTCATTGACGCAATGGTGGAAAAGGGGCTCTCCCGCAGCTCTTGCGAAAAGCAGCGCACACTTTTCAGCCAGATCTGCGAGTGGGCAATGGCGCAGGACATCATAAACAAAAATTACGCCATGCTGCTGCAGCTCCCAGCGGCTACAGGCAAGGAAGAACGCACCCTGACCGCCCAAGAGATCGAGCGGATCAGCAGCCGACAGAATGACCCGAAGTTTGGGCAGACGGCGCAAATCGCAATGGTGCTGCTTTATACCGGTATGCGCATCGACGAGCTGCTTTCCATGCGATGCGAGGATGTGCACCTGAAAGAGCGGTACATGCAGGGCGGTGAAAAGACAGAAGCGGGCAAGAACCGCATTATCCCCATCCTTGAGCCCATTTACAAGATCATTGCCTTTTGGATGCTGGACAGCGGGTGTGAATGGCTGATTCCATCCAAGGCCGGCACAAAGCTGGATAAGCGCAACGTGGCTACAAAGTTCCGGGCGTTGATGCAGGAATGCCATATAGAGGGCGTGCATCCACACACGCTGCGCCATACAGCCAGCAGCAAGATGGTGGAGTGTGGTCTGGAAAAGACCGCGGTGCAGGCCATTCTTGGGCACAAAAATTTCTCCACCACGGCAAACAAGTACGTGTCACACAACGATCCAGCCTATTTGTTGCAGGAAATGCAGAAGATGAAGTACTGA